ATGCAACAGATATCCAAACTTGAAGATTTGCAGAACAGACAACCACCCCTTAAAACAGGCGTCGAAAGAAGGATACCGAGTGACGAGGAGCGCCGTTTAATCAAACAGGTCGAGGAGGCCAAAAGAAAATACGGGATTCAGAGTGTTGACCCGGCAACTCAGCTTAAATCCTCGTTGGATTCGATCAAGACCAGACTGACAAATCAGATTGCAGATTTGGAGTCTCAGATTGCCTCCCGCGAGAAGATTGTTAAGGTAAAGTCTAAAATTGCCTATGACGCAGAGGCGAATGCGCTAAAGGCTAAGCGCGATAGCCTGAAGAAACAATATGATTTGATCTTTGAAGGGCCAAAGAAAACCCCGGAACAGATTGCCCTACAGTCGTTAAAAACACGACTGAAGAACGAGGAAACGAAACTCATTGATAAACTCAAAAACCTCGACTTCTCTAAAAAAGACAAACAGGTGATCGAACTCGACCCGGAAGCCGCGAAACTGAAAGCCGCGCATGAACGAGCGAAAGAAAACTATAACGTAGTGGCGAAGGCATCCGGGACGGTAACGAAAGAGGAAGCCGCGACTATCGTTGAATTGTCCAAGGCAACCGCAGAAGCAAGAACGGCAATGGAACAGGGTGGCGACAGGTTGGCCTATGGTGCGGCAAGGGTGGCATTTGAGAAGTATGCCGATAGTCTTAAAAACGGAAAGCAGACGATTCCGCAGATGATAAAAAGCAGGGTGTTGGAAGCCAAAGCAACCTTCGGGGAAAATAAAGCAAAAGCAGTCATGGACTTATTCAAAGATACCATTACTACCATATCGGACAATGCCATTTCAATCGTGGCATCGGTTGATGATAGTTTCCTTGGCAGACAGGGACTGAACACGTTGATGACACATCCCTCTGTATGGGGTCCGGCTGCCAAGGCATCTTTTGTGGATATTTATAAAACGATGGTAAGTAAACACGGGGGAGAAGCGGTACGAGATTCCCTGTTGGCCGATGCGTATTCAAGGCCGAATTACCTGAATGGAAGTTATACCATAGCCAAACTTATTCCTAAAACAGAGGAACAGTTTCCGACTTCATTACCCGAAAGATTGCCGTTAGGTGTCGGAAGGGTATTCAAAGCATCCGAAAACGCCTTCTTAAACAGTGGTGTTCGGATGAGGATCAACATGTTTGATCTTATTCAAGAGACAGCCAAGAAACAGGGGAAGGATGTTACGGATAAGGTTTGGATCAAAGACGTGGGTACGCTTATTAATTCGGTAACGGCGCGCGGCGACTTAGGTAAGTTAGGTCAGGGTGGGGCGATTAGACTGGTTTTGTGGGCACCCAAAATGCTGAAAGGTAACTGGGATGTTTTGACGGCACATACCGGGGGAACAGGGTTGCAAACACCATTCGCCAGAAATCAGGCAAGGACCAATCTGCTGAAAATAGTGGGCGAAACTGCGGCAATTGTAGCGGTGGCTAATGCTTTAAGTCCCGGAAGTGCAGAGACAGACCCACGCAGTTCTGATTTTCTTAAAATAAAAGTAGGAAACACCAGATTCGATATATCCGGTGGCAAGGGGTCAATTATAACCCTATTGGCACGGGCAATAACATTGAAGTCAAAAAGTACAGTGACGGGGAAAACGACCCCATTAAACTCCGGCAAATATGGTGCCAAAACACTATTCGACGTTGGTATAGATTTCCTGGTCAATAAAACGACTCCTCTTGCGAGGACGGCGGTTGAAATATCCAAAGGGAAGACTTATGCGGGTACAAAGCCAACAGTGGGCAGTGTTGCTTATGGATTAACCACGCCCATCAGTATTCAGAACTTTGTCCAAAACTTCTACGGACCGGACAAAGACGGATCAGTGGCGGCAGTTGTGGGTAGCATTGTCGATATTGTTGGAATAAACGCGAATACATACGGTCCACGGAAAAAGTAAATAGATAGCGGTTAATTTCAGAACCTGATTTCAGGAGCTTTGAAGCCCGTGTTGAGAGTCAAGAGACTTTCGCACGGGCTTTTTGTTTTATGGAAAGGAGGACAAGAACCATCAGTTAGGCAACAACGAAAATAGAACAAAGGAGGTCTTAGATGACGGTACAACTGGTCAACGACAAAAGGGAGTTCATTTGGTTATCTACGGACACCAAACCGACTATTGCTTCGTTCAATCGCGGTGCTAAGGGCACTTCGACGGATACGGGTGAAAGGTGGATTTACGACGGTGCGGATTGGGTAGAAGACCTTGAACTGATTTACGCACTTTCACAGGTATTAGAATAGGAGGATTGAAAAATGTTAGTTAGTGGAACGAGTAAAACAACCGGAAGTCCCGTTGGGTTGCAAACGGATGATTCAAGGAATCTTTACGTTTCCGCTTACGGTGGAAAGTATGCACAGGCTGCGTTAGAGGGCAGACTGTTCTCTGCATGTAATTCTACAAAAGTAGCAACCACGGCCGGTGTTACTGGTGCATGGACGGGGCTTTGCATATCAAATCTGGTAGGTAGTGGTAAGAAGGTTATCGTTCACGAGTTTGCATGGGGTCTGATGATTGCTTCTGACGCGGCTGGTAACGTTGGACTTATGACAGGCTCGATTGCGGCGCCAGCAGCAGGAGTTACGGTACATAACTGCCTTGATGGCGAAAGTGCTTCGCTTGCTGTTTATGCAGATGATGGAGCGACTATCGTTACTCCATTACAGGTAAGAACGTATGGAGAATACGGTACAGGGGCCACTAATCTCTTTTCAACTGTCGGACCTCACATTATTAATCTCAATGGTAGTCTTGTGCTTCCTGCGGGGCGTACTGTGGCTACGTTCACTACGTTAGCAACGACAGCCTGTTTCCAATTCCACTTTTTATGGGAGGAAGTCGCAGCGTAGTATCAGTAACCAACGGGTCTGCCTCTTCGGGGGCAGGCCCATCCATTGAGGATTAGATGGAAGATACATACCGAATAACTGCCCTTGAAGATAAGTATTTCCGCGTTCCCTGGTATGTGACCGTCACAGCCGGGACGACAGGGACGATTACGCCTCCCACGGGCGGGACGATTGTGATGAACCAGTGGGGGGGCAGTGTTACGGCAAAGTCAAGCACAATTACAATAAAGGAAAGGCCGACCGGGATTCCGGCAAAGAACGCTGGCGGGGTCGATATAACCGTCACCATGAGCATCACGGGCGCATGGGCGTTATCAGATACGCCATCCGCCTATCCCATTGCAATCATCTATTATTACGATGTCAAATTGTTTAATTTCGATAGGAATTATTCTCTCGATACGGTTACATCCCCAAGTATTCATGCCGTTGGCGACAGCATCGCCGCCTCTATCTCCGACGCCGACACAACTCATTCCCCTGACGGAAATTCAGTCTTTGATGCCTTGGCGCTTAAGGCTCCTCTTGCAAGTCCTGTCTTTACGACGCAGATCACCACGCCGCAGATTGTTGCCCCTGCTGCATCCCTGATTATTAAACCGACCACAGATGGTACGACGGCCATTCAGATTACTGACAAGGATGGGAATGCAATTCTGGATGTTGACACAACGAATAACAGGATATGGATTCATGGTTCGGGTAGTACTTTCATTGTTACATCTGATGGAAGTGTTAATAATCTGATTGGTAACTTTGAGTTAAATAACGGAGCGGATGCTGCGATAGGTTTTCAATACTATGGTTATCCGGCATCCTACGCAACTGATTACTTAAAAAGCACGGTAGCAATTTATGGAAGTAATGTGGCTGCTTATCTTAATATTATAGCGGGCGGCACTGCGGCCATTAGATTTTTAATTGGCGGGTGGAATGCTGTTACTTATGAAAAGATGCGAATTACTTCCGGCGGCAAAATCGGCATGTCCGGTTTCACCGCCCCACTCTCCGACCTCTGCGTTGATAGTCTTCATGTAGGCAGCGAAACCGATGCAGGGGCAAACAATCTCCTGGTGGATGGGACAATCAACAAGGTAACGGTCACGGCCCCTGCTACTTCAGCCACTCTTACCGTTGCCGATGGCAAAGAATTACATGTCGAAGACACCACTCATGTCAATCAAGACTTGACCACTGACGCACAGCCGACATTCGCGCAACTTGCAGGACTTGGCGCACCTGACGCCAACGGTGAGGCTATCCGACAGACGGCGAAGATCACAGAGGCATTGCTTGAAAGTGCGACGGATTTGAAGCACGCCATTGCAACGGTCTCCGCGCCCATCTCCGTAACAGGCCAGGCCCTTTCCCTCGTCAACGACGCAGCGGCAGCCGTGACGGAAATCGACACCGGCGCGCTGGCGAACTCAGATACGGTTGTTCCGACGAGTAAGGCGGTGCTAAGCAATCTACCTCATAGGAACATCATCATCAATGGCGGTTTCACTATCAATCAACGTGCCTATGTTTCTGCTGCCGCTCTTGCGGCAGGAGTCTATGGACATGATAGATGGAAGGGTGGCGCAGGTGGCGGAACTTATTCCTTTACTCAACTTGCAGGCCCTACAACTATAACCATTGCCGCCAACAAGACACTCATTCAAGTAATCGAAGATGTTAATGTTTATGGTGGAAGTTATGTGCTGAGTTGGACCGGAACCTGTCAGGCACGTTACGCCATAAATAGTGCAACGCCCGCAGGTGCCTATGCCGCCAGTCCTATCGTAATCACAGGGCAAACAGCGGGAACAACCATGTCTGTCGAGTTTGGGAATGGTGCTGCTTCGGGAACCCTTGGATTAGTACAACTTGAACTCAGCCCGGTTGTAACACCCTTTGAGTTTAGACTTTACCCGCAAGAATTGGCATTGTGTCAGAGGTATTGCCAGTTGTTAAAGCCGGGGAATGCCGCAATACAGGGATTTAAGTACGCAACAAAATACATAGATGCGATATTAACCATCTCGCCCATGAGAGCCAACCCAACTTTAGTCGGTAATGACATTTTAGCATGGAAAGGCGCAGCTAATCCCGCACTTGGCGAAATAAATGCTTACAGTATTCTTGGGAGTGCATATTTAACCATAACCGGAGCTTTAACTGTCTCAATACAATTTGTTAGTACAACTTCATTTATATTTAGATGTGTGGCAGCAACATCGTTTACTGGAACGGATGGTGACTTGGTACTAATGAACGCTTATTCTGCCACCGCCGTACTAAGTGCCGAATTATAAGGATTTCCGCCAATACGCGTGAAGGAGAAGGCAAATGACAACAGGTGACAGTGGAAACAGTTCTCGGTTTGTATCGGTTAAACTCCTGATTACGATTCTATTGGCCGTTGTCTTTGCGGCAACAAGTCTGATCCTTAGCGACACGCGATCCAGCGTTTCAAGCGCGCAGGCGGAGTTGAAATCAATCCAACTCTTAAAACTGGACAAGGATCAGTATTACCGGGACATGGCGGACGTTAAGGATGTTCTGCAACGGATGGATGTGAAACTTGACAGACTGACCGGGAGAAAGTAATGAAAAAATACCTCCTACTCATTGCATTATTGATCGGATTTAAAGACGGGTCAACACTTGCTATTGACGGCTTTCCCCGCGTATTTGTCTCGATACCCACAATGGAATTTTTTGTAGAGGGTTTATCTGTCCCCATCCCTATGGCGGATGTTGTGGTTTGGGGATACTGGCCTGATAATCTGGTGATGTAAGAATGAAAGAGAATTTTGAACAATCTTTGAACTTTGTTCTTGCCAGTGAGGGCGGATACTCAGACGATTCTGCCGATAAGGGTGGAGAGACTAACTTTGGCATTTCCAAAAAGTCGCATCCAGACGAAGACATAGCGAACATGACTCTTGAACGGGCCGCAGAGATATACCAAAAAGACTATTGGATGCCCATCAGAGGCGATGATCTTCCCTCCGGCGTGGATTATGTGACCTTTGATTCAGCGGTGAATCATGGCCCCGGAAATGCCGGACGATTCTTACAACGGGCATCTAACAGGCAAATTGGGACGCTGACCACGGATGGCGTTATTGGTCCTATGACGATTGAGAAAGTGGCAAGGTGTGAACCGCGAGGTCTTATCTGCGACATCCTGCGGGAAAGGGACATCTTCTATCGCAAGATAGTTGCGCGGGACATTTCACAGTCGAAGTTTATGCGCGGGTGGCTGGCCCGATTAGCAACAGTAGCGGTGAATGTGCGGAATTTTGAGTGAAGGGAAGGATAAATGAACCGGAAACGAAAAGGGTAACATATCACGCAAACTATTAGAAATACTAAATGAGAACGGACATGAATAAGGAACTGATTATTGATGATGACGAGCCTCCTAATCTTTGGAGCCAACTTCTTAACAGATGTTTTGGCCGTGTCTTTCGTTCAACAGGTAATGCAGGGTCACGCTCTATGGGCGAGTCTTGTTTCCGTCGCATTGGTAGGTCTATCGGGTTTTTCAATGATAACGATTGTGAGGCGTCCCGTTACTATCTTGTGTGCTATGGCGGGAGCTTTTTGTGGATGTTATGTAATGATAATGTGAGGCGTAAAAAAACATGGCTCTACTGATTCCCATTATTGTTGCAACGATTCTTTACTTGGCGGGTGTGTGATGAAAGAATTTTTCCTTAAAATGCTTTCCGCAGTCGATCCGTCTATATCGTCGGGACGGTTCCTTTCCGTGACTACCGTGCTGACCATCCTCTATACCTGGATGTGGGTGAGCATCTATACGCGGACGATCCAGGACATCCCGATTGGGGTTTATACCTTCGCCGGGTTGGTGATTGCGGGTAAGACGGTCGGGATGTTCGCGGAGAGGCCCAGGGAAGGTGTGACGACAACAACCGAAACAGCGACTAAAACCGTGACAGGAGATACGAAAGATGAAAATCGGCCCGTACGAAATCGCAAATAAGTGGCTTGCCGTGGGAGGCGCAATATTGGCGGGAATCCTTGTGCTGGCAATTATCTCAATCCCGTCCTGTAGCAAGCCGCCCGATACCACGGCGGCAATCGCCGCCATGAAGGTTGAACTCGAAAAGCAATACCAGTCTCAGATCACCGAGAAGGATACGCAGATCACAGACTATAAATCGCGCCTTACGCTCTCAGAAGGGAAATACAAGGTGCTGGTTTCGCAGTATGTCGATCTGGAAAGGAGAAAAAAGGATGTCAAGCCGCCGACAACGAATAAAGAACTTCGGAATCGTTTTACTGCTCTCGGTTATCCTCCTCTGGCCTCTAAATAGTTTCGGCCAGGAGGTGTGTAAGACTGATGGGTTGCCTCTGTACACAACGGAAACGGTTTGCTTCGATGCGGAAACGGCCGGGCAGATGGTCGTGGCATTGGAGCAAGCGAAGATCACAGAACAGATGCTTGTAAATCAGGCTGGGGGTAATGCAGAGCTCCAGCAACAGGTTGACATCCTCAGGGGCACGATCAAACTCTATGAGGATCAGATAACAGCTTACAAGAATATGTCTGACATGGCTCAGAAGATGAGCGACATGAAGGACAAGGCTTATCAGGATCAACTAAAGGCCGCAAAGCCTACCTTTATGGATAATCTAAAAAGTAATTTCCTCGCCGGGGGGATAGGGGCAATTATAGCAGTCGTAGCAATACTTTTGATATAGGAATTTCCCCTCCATGCGGGAGACTATGTGGATAGTTTTATCCTAAACCAATAATGTCCGCCGCGTTCGCTTTTAATCCAATATAGTGTCCAGAAAATAAAATTGTTTTTCAATGCTCCGACGATTGTCTCGTTTCCCGACCATCCAGCGGTTGACAGGCGTAATCTTAAAACCTTTTTCCCTTTAAGATCAAAGAAACCACAATCGGCATACAACCATCGATCACGGATATAATCAATAAGACCCGAAACGCCCTTTTTAACAATATCCCATTCGGAAATTATTTTCAATTCTTCTCTGGTCGGATAACCATCCAGATCCATAGTCCCTCCTTTCAAATGTACAAGGTGTGTGACATATATCCGCCAAAATTGGGGTTTGATTTCATTCAATAAATGGCGGAAACTTAGGCGTCTTTCCATCCATTTAAGCTAAGATTTTTGTGGATATACCTCTCCGCCTCTTCTTTAGTTGAAAATTCTAAGATGGTCGGACTTCCCCAAAAACTTTTATACCCCCCGAATTTGGTTTGCTGAATCCTGAAAACTTCCCCGTCGGTTATAACCTTAAAACATCCTTCTTTCATAAATCCTCCTTTTCTCCTCATGTGAGAGGTATGTCCCTATATTTTGGAAAAATAACATCAATAGTTTCAATAATAATTGGCGGAAGTGCATGGGAATCGAACCCGCGCACCACGTTTATTTATCAATCATTACAATCCTTTGCATTGCTCATTATCGAAAAGTACCATACGTGTCACTATTTCCCCTAACGACCTTCCAAACTATCTTTTTGATTATGTTACAGTATTCGGGATGATTTTGACACATTTCGGGATCAACACCAGAGCATCCAATTTCTTGACAGATTTTCTTTATTTTATCTAACTGCTCTTCGGTAATTCCAGTCATTCGTTCTCCACCTTACTTTTCATCTTAATCACCTTCCCCTGAATCCTTCGCTTTGCCTCAAGCCTGATCTCCGTGTAACGCATTACCGAGTCGCGCCGTGCGTGATCCGTGAGCATTTGAAGTTCATCCACGCTGCCCCCCTGCTCGTTTATGAACGCCGTGCAGGATGAATGTTTCAGACCGGCGTACATTCGTATATTCTCTCCAAGTCGCTTACACGCATTATTCCAGCAGTCCACGAGATAGTCGTGTTGGTATCGCTTTCCGTCAAGCCGGGAAGATTCGTGGGTAAAGTAATAAGGGCTGACGCAAAGGTGCCGAACCTGCGCCCGTTGCTTAAATTCAGGGTGACAGGGAATTGTATGGATACGGTGCGTTTTGGTGTGATTCTTGCCTCCTCTACTTCTTCTCTTTCGATCTCTCGGAAAGGGTTGGTCTCCTTCTTGACTGCGGTAATTAAAGAGATAACCCCATTTATCTCTGCCCGATGTCCGCAATAAGAAAGTCTTTGAATTACAGATGTTCCCATACTTAATCCATAATCAGGCCACAGATTGGAAGCGACTCCACACACAGGACAGATGGCGACGTTACTCATCTTTGGCCTCCTTTAAGAACGCCAGAGCCGCATCCCGGAGTTTTCCGGGGATGAGGATGAAGTCAATGTTTATACAGTATTTCATGGGTCTTGTACCCTCTTTAAGAGTTCCTAAATCTTTATCCAAAAAGAAACAGCCAAAGTCCTCCCTCTTCATCATCTCCCTCAGCAGGAGATGGATGCCGTCGGGGGTGGTGAAATCGGGATTGATAGCCCACCGCTGCCCACATTTTTTACAGGTATCGTATGAATCTATCCATTTTTTTCCACCTGGTGTTGTCCGTCGCATCTTATGAAATTCCGATTCATGCCAGCACAGCCCCAACCGCAAACAGAGTTCCTTATTCTTGTCCATCTTTGGCCTCCTTGAGAGCGTCATTAGCTACCTGCGGAGTATCGCACCCATAATCACATATTCCTGTAAATGTTCCGTCACTATGACACCCATACTTTCTAATTATTTTTAACGCCTCCCGCAGCCGTTCGTTCTCGGCGGTCAGTCTTTCGCATTCAAATACCTTCTTTGCAAACAGGTCTCCCTTGCGCTTCTCGTCTGCGGTCTTGTATTCACGCAGTTCTGTATTGATGGCCGTCAGGGCGGCGATCTGCTCATTCCTTTTTTTGGCTTCGTATATCGTCAGCAAGCCCCATCCGTCTCCATAAAGAGCCTTCAGCAAATCTTCGAGAAATCTTGAATGATCTTTTTCTGTTTCCAGCTCTGCACCCGCCGCTTCGAGGGTGGCAAGGTGGTCGGATTTCAGAACAAATTTTCCATCTCCACCATCAACATATTGTCCTTTAGAATCAAATGTCTCCATCTTCTCCTCCTTATCACTCGTTGTCTTATGTTTCCTCTCCGCTCAGAGTAATTACCTTCTCGGAATATCCAATATCAAAAGTGTCAACGTCATAATGAATAAACATTTCTTGCTTATAACTAAAGGCTGCAAACCTGACATCAAAATCAGGATTCTCTAATAGTATTTCTGCCAGTTCTTTTGATTTCATTTCCCTTCCCTCACCTCCTTTTTATATGGGTTTGCAATAACCATTTCAAAGAAGGTCACGGCTTTCAGGTCGCTCAGGATGAAAGAGGCCATCGCGGAGGTCAACCCTTAAAGGTCATGGCCGGGCTTGAGTACCGGCTACGGTCCTGCTATTCCACCACCCTTTAGGTTTCGCGTCTCCGTAATCTCCAAGGGTTTCGGAGAATGCGTGTCCATCCACGCCGCATGACAACCTTTCCTTTTCGCAAATCCTATCTGTGCATTTGGCGCACAACACATTCTTGAAAATCATGTCCCCGAAGTGGTGAAACGAGGACAACGGATCAGGGGGCCGCGATGGGTCGGGGGCTTCATGCCGCCTTCGCCTCGCCCGCTGCCCATTTACAAAGTTCATCATAGTCTGATCGCAGAATGTCGGCGGTATGTTCAATTCCCATCTTCCCTAAGTGCGCCTTGATTTCCTCGGCGGAAAATTCAGTCCCCCGCGCAATCGCCCAAAGTCGTTTTTTCTGAGCTTCGGAAATTTTCATTTTGTCTATCGGAGGGGGAGCCTTTTCAACCGTTTCGGTCTTTTCAGCATCCGTTGAAATGGGGGGTTCGGGTGAAACATCCTCGATGGTGGTTTCAACAATCGGCGGTTCGTTCTTCTTTAACAGGTGCGGGGGCAAATCCTCAACGTCCTGGGTGAATAAATCCGACGCCGCCGTACATGTCAACGTAGCGTCAACGTGCGCCCTTTTCTTCGCCATCTTCAGGATGGTATTGTAATAATCAGCGGGATCTTCGTATTCCGTTTTCCCCGCAGCTTGGTTCGTAATGGATGGATCATCCGATTTGAATTTCTCTCCGCATCCCCCCTTCTTCTTGAAGCAAATGAATCCCCCTCCGTATTCCGCCTTCCCGGTTATAATCGCCTCTTTCCCGCACTTCGGGCAAATCCTTTCGGCCTTGCGGTATCGGTATTTACTTTCCATTGTGGAGGCGGAACCCACTCCCTGACCGAAGATAGCGCCGGTGGGGATATGGGTAAGGGTACAGGTCAACCGATACTCCCGGTGTCCGTTAGATAGACTCTTTTCCGTGATGTCATAGGACGGGGCAAGGCGGAACGTGGTGGAGAGCTTTTCTGCTCCGGGTTTCAGTAGGGTTGGTTTGTCGCCGCATCCGGGGATTTTCCCGTAGTGCTCCCCCTCGCGCATGACGGATTTCATTACGTCCTGGATGAGTTCAACCTGTTTGACGATTCTCTCGGGGGTCATGGCGTAATCTTCGTAATTTATGACTGCCCTGTTCTCAATAACCGCTACCGCGTTTTCCATTCTTTATGCCTCCTTTTTAAATTCCGTCAGATTCAACTAACGGTATTTCCTGTATTATTTTCTTTTTTCTTCCGCCTCTTGCGCCGTAATATCTGGCTGAATAACAGGTCAAAATCTTCATAATATCTTCGGCCAATTCTTCTTCATATTTCTTTTCTTTTGTTTCGATTATTTCCACAGTCACTTCAAGGTTTGTAAAAATAGCATCAAGATATTCATAACCGAAACGGGCAAGCCGATCTTTGTATTCAATTAAAACCCTTTCAACCTTACCTTCAAAGCACATTTTGATTAATTTATGGATTCCAGCCCGTTTTTCATTTATCCCACTGGCTATTTCATCAATCAAAGCGTATTTATACCCCTTACTTTCCGCATATTTACGAAGTCTATCCTTTTGCCGTTCAAGATTTTCTTTCTGTTTTGCAGTGGAGCATCTGGCATAAATCATTGTTAGTTTTTCTTGTTTAACCTTTTCAACGCCCATATAGGAATCTAAATCCTCTTGACGGAAACGCCTATGCTTTCCAGTCGTGCTAAATGATTTGATTTTGCCGTTATTCGCAAGTGTTTTTAGTGAGTTAATCGAAACACCAATATATGCACTTGCTTCTGTAATTTTGTAGATTTTCATTTAATACCCCACTGTTCAACCATTGCTCTGGCCACGCCAGCGAAAGTAACACTTCTATCCCTTTTTCGTGTCGGACTTGGACCCATTTTCCATATCCGATGTTCACGACCTGAGGCTTTATTAGTTGGTTGCAATTTCGGAAGATTGTGGAGTGCAAATCCTGTTTTCTTGGTTTCCCCATGACCAAAATCATACGGTTGAATATATTGCACATTGGGAAGATACTTAAAAATAACGCTTGTAGGATTTTCCAAAGCAATTTTATCGCTATGTTCGATTGCTAAATCCCAAAGATCGCAAGTCCATTTTATTGCCTGCTGTCGCTTGCTATTTAATGGCATTCCCTTCCCGTACCACCTATTTCCACTCAATGACATTGCGGTACAATCAGGGTGGAGGATGATTAAATCCCATTTGCGATGGGGGATTACAGTCATAATATCATCTTGAAAGTGCCAATCAGGATTACCGCGAGTAGGGAGTAAATCGCAGGAATAAGCCTCATGGCCCTTATCACGGAAAGCCTTGCAAACTACCTGGCTTTCCTCACATCCAACCAGAACGATCATTTTCCCCCCATTAATTTTTTAATAAATTTTTCATTAGCATCCATAATTTTTTGCATATCTTCAACCGATATGACTTTTTCCAGTGGTTCAAAAAAGTAAATTTTCTCGTTTTCTGTTTCAAAATATTCCTTCGTAACCTTAATGATCTTCATGTCTTATTCCCCTTTAATATAACAATTATTCACCTGAAAGTCAAGTGAATTTAACCGATTTATAATGTATTTGTTGAAATTAATCAAGCAGTTTCAACCTCCTCCGTTTCGTACTTATTTCCCGACACTAACCCCTCTAAGATTTCCGTAACTACTGCTTCGTGCATGTCGTTTGCCTTATCATCTGCGTCTATTTCCGATATATACCACGGACTTTCAAAATAAACCTGTCGGTTGACATTGATGTCGTGATAACGCACATCTTCGGGATCGGTGTGAAACGCCATTGTTTCGTAATACCTCTGATTACCAACAGTTTCAAAACCATTCTTTCCGCTGAATTCCATTAAGCCAACAGTACTTACCACTATCTCAATATCATTATGATGCAGTAGGGTATTTCTTCTAAATCTACACCTATTGGCACAGATAAAATGTCCCGCCCATCCCCTTTCTGTGCGTTTAATGTCCATTATGCCGCCTCCAATCCTGTTTTCGCGTACCAGAAATCCACCAGCGCATTGAAGCACTTCCAACCCTTACTTAAATCCTCGTCCGGTATCCAGATAAGTCGTGACTCCGCCGTTATAGAGTTTACATAAAGTATTCCGCACTTCTTTACGCCGATATTACATCCCCCAAGTCCGATTTCGTAAGCAGCCAACTGCATCGCGTGTTCATCCCATGTCTTGAGTGTGGCGATGTCCTTGTCTGTTGTTTTGATGTCGATCAGGTGCGTGTTGCTATGGAGATCGACTTTCCCTCCGTATCTGTCCGTGGCAAAGGATTGTTCGCAAATCCAGCTATTTTGACAGCCGCACTCGGCATCAAGGGTCTCGCAGGCGGAGATGTAATAACGAGCCTGTTCTTCATCCCACATTCGTGGTCCCTCAAATCCCGCCTGCACCCATGCGTGAATCTGCGTCCCCCGTTCTGCGGCCTTCCTTGCCTGTTCCTTTGAATCTGCCTTGATACGCGCCATGAAGTCCGTGTCGTTCTCCCCTTCGAGCCGTGGCAGGGTAAGGGCGGCCATTATCGCCTGATCTATCATCCAGTTCGTCAGACCGGGAGCGGCGGCGCAACGGATAATGCTCGTAACGGATGGGACAAGCCCCTCTTTCCGGGCATCCCGTAGGGTTGTCGGACGTTCCGCACCGTTCTTTCCAATCATTGTATAGGCGGGTTCGCCAGTTTTCCTATACCAATGACCGGCCTCCTTGCCATGATCTGCGGTTAGAATTTCACTCATACCCCCCTCCTATTCCCACGTTTCATCAATTATTTCGCAATCCAAACCCAATCGGGCAATCCAACGTTTTAGGCTAATCTTGGCTTGTTTTTTCGTTGAATAATCCACGTTTGGGTCAATACTTATTTTCTTTCCCCGATCTTCAATAATCCAATAGTATGGATTCGCCCATGTTCCATTATATCCGATAGTTGCTTTGTAGGCAGTATTCATGGCTTTCCCTCCTATTCTCCTGCAGCCTGATATTCCTCCACGTTCCCGACGACGGTCGATTTCCGCACCGGGTTCCTCGATGAGTGATATTTCTTGTGATTCCAAATGATAGTCAACAAAACCCGTTTACCCCATTTTATTTCGATCATGGTTCAATGTCCTCCTCCCCGAATTGCCCTTCCTGCTCTTTTTGGGAACACGGATGATCTTTCCGTTCCCTTAATAAATCCTCATAGTGTTCTGCTTGGGATTTTGATGAATCTGAAAGAACCCGCATATAAGCGTCACCCCAGCACTTTTCACAGGCACCCATCACCTTCTCCTCCCTTTCTTTTTTCCTCTGCTCTGCGTCCCTAAAACCTTCTGGATCAAGCACGGCGACAATGCTTTTAATATCCGCGATGGCCTTCTGGATGGACCTATCATTCTCGGTGTTTTGACGCCATGCACAACACCAATCTGAATCCTTCGGACGGCGGTTCTCCTGCTTATAGACCCGACAGGTCGGCTCCCATCGCTTGCGGCAGTTGTCGCAGGATTGCAGGCCCATTAGTTTCGCTACGTTAATCGCGGTTAGGGTCATCCCTCCCCCTCCTCCACCCATCCCGCCAGCGCCCGGAAAAGGTCAACGGGATCGTTCGTGAAGATCGTCTCTTCGTTCTCCAGATAGGGTCGCCCGTTATCGGTCCTGACCGAGAAGCGATCAAAGCCCTTATCGTTTTTCGCGTCGCGGATAACGAAAGTCCTAATCATCAATGTCCTCTCGCATCTGTCATTTTGTACTGGCTCCAGATCCACGGGTCGCACTTCGGCGGCTCCTGAAGTATCCAGAGGGTGAAGATCCAAAGGATCGTCAGGAGAATGATCGCAAGTATGAGGGCTATTTTGCGCATAGGGCCTTCTCTTCTCCACACATCTCGCAACATAGCCGTGCCGCTTCAGGCGGATAGGTGTGCGTCTTTTGGAAATCATGTTCGCCGCCGTTCAAACAGTCGGCCTTTTGCGGCGAATAACTGAAGAGTATTGATGTCCAGAAAACAAACGTCTTTTCACACTTAGAGCACTCCTGTTGATGCAGTTCATCTTCGGCATAACCCTGGCCGTCATCATGGTTTATTTCCTGTCCTTCTCCGCAATATGGGCACTCAACATCGTTTCTCATTTCATCCTTTCAGGCCATGCATCCAGGCCGATGATCGCGGCGAGTAGGGAGAGGCGGCGGATCATCCCAGCATCCTCCCGGCAAGGAAGCAGCAGACCATGAGGGCCAGTATCACGGCGGTTATAAGAACCTCGTAAAAATGCTCCCTCCGCTTTTTCCGTCTCAAACGCGCACCATACGACATATCCGGGTAATACATAGTGGCCTCCTATTTTTTCACCTTTCGTTTCACCGCCACCAACCTTTCGGGTTGCCTTGTAAATTCAATATCCAAATAATTACTTATTGCCCCATAGAGTTCCGCTAAGTATTTTATTTGAATTTCAAGATTTTCAATTTCCCACAATAAATGCCTCTTTGAAACCATGCCCCCTCCTTATTCGTGCGGGTTCGCAAAAGTCGGGTCCGCGAACCTCAGCACTTCCAAGACCTCATGCCCGAGCGTTTCAGTAGAATCCACCCGGACGCCCTTTTCATCTCTGTACCCCGTCAGCCAGATTTGAGGCGGATCGGTGTTTTTCGCATAGCCGCCGTAATTCCGCGCTGCTGGTCCTGAATTGAAATTCCTTGCCGGTGGATAATCGTACATGGTGCGATCCCCGACGACGTGGATTTGAAAAGTTACCGTCTGGACGTAGTGGCCCGTCCGGTCATAATGGGCGCAACCGTAAAGGCTAATCCAGTACGCAATCGCTATGACCACGATGCCGATCCAGATCAGAGTATGTTTCAGGTTGCGATCCATTTATTTTATCAATCCAATCTCTTTCAAATCCTTCTCACCGACGACCTTGCAACGATGGACGCGAAACTTTCCATCCGTTGCTATCGGGATCGCCGCTATATCTTTAGCGGTAAACTCAACGATCAGAATCCGATATCCTTCCCGCCATTCCTTCATGCACCAATCAAGCGTTGAAATGTTTATACCAGCGGCGCATTGTTGCGTGTCGTCCGTGTTGGCATTGTCCACGCTGGCAATTTTACCCTTTTCGTATTTCACCCCGCCGTTGTATGGCCCCTCCATGTCGTAATTTACGAGTTTATAGGCGCGGATTTTACCGGGTTGATCCATGAGGATAAGTAACGGCGTACAGCGATTTTTATTGATGCTGTCCGCCCTGGAGAGGTCCGCCCCGGAGAGGTCCGCCCCGGAGAGGTTCGCCCTGGAGAGGTTCGCCCTGGAGAGGTTCGCCCTGGAGAGGTTCGCCCCGGAGAGGTTCGCCCCGGAGAGGTTCGCCCCGGAGAGGTTCGCCCCGGAGAGGTTCGCCCTGGAGAGGTCCGCCCCGGAGAGGTTCGCCCTGGAGAGGTTCGCCCCGGCTTTCCATGCCGCCTCAACGCATAACTTCATTGATTCCGTTTCCAGCGAGAAAATTACCCGTCCATTGAATCTGTTTTTAATCTCAAATTTCATGGTCACAGCCCCTTCTCCCGCGCTAATTCGTTCATCTTCCCAATGTATGCCCGGTTCCAACGGGCGAACCAGGCAGCCCTTGCCGCTTCGTTGCCGCCCGAAAAGCGGATCCGCTCCTTTTTGTTTGCGTATTTTTCGGCAAGAGGGATCAGCTTGTTCCGGGCATGTGCATAATCTTTGTCGATGTCGTCGTCTGTCATGCGGCATCCTCATCTTTTTCTTTCCTTATTTTCCCCCGATAAGGCATAAACGGGAAAAGGGAACACATTGGCGTCTCGCATGAAAATTTCCCATCGACGTAATATCCCATGCAATCACAACAATGACTTTTGATTGCTCCATCCCTTGTCAATGTATCTCCACAGAGGTATTTGAGCAGTTTTGTCTTGCCGGACGATGCAGGAGCCGTCTCAAGAGCATCAATTCTCTGGGATGCCAGTTTTTGGGGTATAGGGGACTTAGAAACGGACCTTTTAACCATTGTGCAACCTCCTTTTGTGATCGCCGACCCGGTGGTTTGCCCGACCATCTCGGCAAGGGAGCCTCTCAGCGAATCGGCGACCAGGTAAATTACTTCTTTTTCTTCGGTTTGAACTTCTTGTCGGGGTACTTGGTCTCAATCTTGTCCTTCTTCGGTGGAACCTTCTTCTTCGCTGGCACAGTCTCCCTCCTTTTGTAGTTTAATGCCGGATTCCAGGTCGCTGGCCTTTCGATGCGCTTCCCAGAGATCACCTTTCGGCGTCCGGTAAGGATCGCGTACAGCAGACTTGCTGCCACGCCACGTTATCCGCCTCGTAATACGTCTTGTGACGCAACCCCCTCGATGATCCGGCAAGTTTAAAAGATCGTTACCTGTTCGCTGCCACCCCACCCTTTCGGGTTTACACGATGGGCCGATGGTTTTCTGAGGACTGCGGTTGATTATTCCTAAAGGATCTCAACGCGCTTTTCCTCAACCTGTCGCACCCTCAAGCTATGGGGTACTGCTGCCCTCCGATTTTGGTGGTCACGGCCCCGAAGAGCTACACCTGACGGGAGGGGTTTTTCATCTTGCGGCCCTATACTGCGCCTTATTCTCCGGCTTGTCAAGATATTTCTTTGATTATTTTTCAACGGATATTTGGGGGATAAATCTCCCCTTGACATTAATTCAAAAAGGGCGCAAGATATCAATCATGCTGAAAATACATATCGAAAAAATGGAACGGGAACGGGAACGGCTCGGCCTGTCGAAAGCGGAAATTGAGCGCCGCGCAAAGCTGAAACCTTCAGGATATAGCAAGGTTTTGGTTCGGCGCGTGACATCAATATCCACTTTGAACCGGATTGCCGATGCTCTGTACCTTGACCCGAAAGACCTTCTTACAAATTAGGAGGCTCCATGAATGATCTATTAGCGATCGAAACTATCCCCGGGAAAATATGCTCGAAGTGCGGAGTATTGAAACCTGACGATGAATTTTATTTTGACAAAACGGGGATACGTGGAAGGCGTTCCGCATGCAAGGTGTGTCGGGGCGTCGTAGACGCACAATATAGGAAAAACAATCGCGAAAGAATTGCAGAGAAAAACAAAAAGTGGTTTTCGGAACATTCTGAATACCTTAAAGAATACGGCAAGCAATGGAGGGCAGTTAATAAAGAACGACGTAAGTATCAAAATAAACGCTGGTGTCAGGAAAACAAAGAGCGTAAGAATGAAATGGATCGGAAATGGCACAAGGAGAACAGAGAAAGAACACTCCTTGCGGCACGGAAATCATCTCGAAAGCAATACAATACTCCCCAAGGGAAAATAAACTCCAGCATCCGCCGCCTCATGCTCCTCTCTCTGCAAGGTAAATCAAAAAATAGAAGCCACTGGGAAGATTTGGTTGGATTTACCGCAGATCAATTAAAGACCCATCTTGAAAAGAGATTTAAACCAGGCATGACATGGGAAAACTATGGGAGAAATGGATGGCACATTGACCACAAAATTCCCATTGCGGCCTTTAATTATGAAATACCCGGAGATATTGATTTTAAGCGTTGCTGGTCATTAAAAAACCTATCCCCCTTAGAATCATCAAAAAATTGCAGCAAGGGGGCAAGAATTGACAAACCGTTTCAGCCATCTTTAGCAATAGGAGTTAATTAAGTGGGGAAAAAATCACTCTCAACACCCCGAAGCCAAGTAAGAGCCGCTTTGCGGAGACTCAGTTTAAGATCCCGTGAAAGGGCTTCCTGCCTCAAACGCGATCATTATACATGCCAGCAGTGCGGAGCCAAACAGAGCCGGGCAAAGGGCTTCGAGGTTTATGTGGAGGCCCACCATAAGAACCCCCCGCAATGGGATGTTCTCATAGATACCGTTTATGAGATGCTTTTGTGCCACAGCGACGATCTGACCACGCTTTGTAAATCCTGCCATCAGCGCGAGACGGACGGGGAAATAATCAAGGAGATAGGGATATGAAAACATCGGCGAAAAGATCGGCAAAACGGAAGATTAAAGACTTGCCGGGAAACCCAAATCTCCGGGGGGTTAAATTCCATGATCCCAAAACAGGCACAACGGGTTACTGGTTTTCTCAGTGGGGATACGAGGACGGCAAGGCGGGGATATGGTGGAAGAAAGATATGAAATCCGATGCCATTTTCCCGTTATTTCTGGATGATCTTAAAGAGGCCCTTGAATTTGAGGTGGTGGAGGTGAGGACATGAGAGAATCAATCTTGGGTTGCGAGTATGAGGTGGCCGGAGAATTGGCGCAAGCCGCTGTTGATGCGGCGCAAAAGAAGTTGGAAAAAATAGCGAACAAGACCGGAGACGAGGCGGCATTTTGGGGGTTTCGCGTGACACTGGATTTTGTCCATCTTGCTGATAAATATTCAAAAATCTCACAAAAAATTCGGGTAACGGAAATCCTGAACTGGAATTACCCGGAAAAACAGGAGCTGAACTCATGAAAACCTACGAACTTAACGGCGCGTCGGCAACATCGGCAATGCTCTGGTTTTTGAGGCATGAAAGGTTGCGACATTACCAGGACATTGAAGCGATAGAGAGGGATATCGAAGGACTGTTAGCGATGAAAGTCAAACTCCCGGACCATCCGCCGCTTGATACCTTCATCACCATACCAGGCGACCATACAACTGTATGTCAGGACCATATTGCTGACGTCACGGAAATGGTCTATCTGCCGATCTCGAAAGGGCAAACATGAGACGAAAACGTGCGTATATTGCAGGACCATATTCAGGGGGAGATATTATCACAATTTTGCACAATATCCGGCAGGGAATAAATAAAGCCGCCATGCTCATGCGTGAGGGATACGCGGTTTTTTGCCCTTTTCTCGATTTCTTAATTGCCCTGATGCCGGGCGAACCCATAGACAAAGCGGTTTATCAGGCCAACAGCATGGCATGGGTTGAGTGCTGCGACGTGATGTACGTTTTGCCGGGATGGGAAACATCAAACGGCACAAAGCGGGAAATTGCAAGGGCGGAAGAGTTGAATATTCCTGTATTGTATGAGGGGAAAACATGAAGATACCTGACCTTACAAAAGTGGGGGCAAACGATGTTGCTGTTCAGTATTCTAATGATCTAAAGGATAAAGACGGCGATCATATATTTGGTCTTGCTACCCCCTGGATGAATCTGATTGAATTATCAACGCATTATCAAGGCCAAGCATTACCAGAAGGGACGATAACGGATACATATTTCCATGAAATAACGCATATTATCAATGCAACATACGGTTTAGAATTAGAAGAACATCAGATCATTGGATTGACGGGTGCATGGCTTCAGGTCATCCGCGATAACGACCTTGATTTCAGGGGAGATAAAAATGACATCAAATGACGCGATAAACCCATCATGCCCCATCTGCCAGGACACAGGATTTACAAAAGGCAAGCTGTGTTTTTGCATAACCGGCGAGAAGCCTTACGATTTGCCGGACGGATGGGAGGACATTTTCGGGGACATTTTGCGCGGTAAGAAGGATGAAAAAAGGGGGAAGTAGTGGATAAAAATACCAGCAATGGTCAAGAATTGCAGGCAAAATCGGAAAAATGCCGACGTTATGTTCCGGTGGGCCTGATTGAGCAATTCATTTTGAATTACAAGGCTGTTCCTCCAGAGTTCGGCGAAGTAGGGAATGAATGGAGAAACTACCGGATCGAATACGGGGGCCATGCTCAATCATGTTTTATGGAGAAGGTGATTTATCTGCCGAGATATGGTGATTCTTATGTGATCGAACTGCTTTTCGACTTCTGGCAGGCCGAAGGAAGAAGGAAACGACGGAAGATACTGGCCGATATTATAAACGAACTTGCGAGGGATCTGGATGACAAAAACCGAAATAGTTAAAGATGCAATACGGCGGTTTGAGCATTTGCCGACGCGGACGATTGCCCGTTACATTCTGCACAATTACGGGCCGCTATTTGATGGGAATCTTGAAAAGATTCGGTCAAATATCCGTTACCATGTTGGGGCAGGAGGAGACAAAAACCGAAAAGATTTGAAACAAAAGATTTCTCATTCTCCTCAACCCCTCCCCGCCACGTGGCGCAAGACGCGAAATGCTTACAAGCTCCCCCCTGGCCTTTGGCTCATTCTCTCCGATCTCCATATCCCCTTCCATGAACCCAAACCTATAGAGGCCGCTGTAAAATTCGGTCAGGCTGAAAAGGTGACGGGAATTCTTTTCAACGGGGATCTACAGGACTGCGCCTCAATATCATATTGGCCGTCAGGCCGGAAACGGGACTTCGATAAAGAAGTGGAAATATTTATAGATTTCCTTGATTTCATAGAAAATGAGTTACCGGGCACGAAAAAGGTTTATAAACCCGGGAACCATGAATATCGACTACCCCGCTACTACCAGGCAAAAGCCCCAGAGCTGATCGGCCTACCCCTTCAAGCAGTTGACGACATTCTCGGCCTCGAATACCGGGGGATTGAATTTCTTGATTACTTTCAAATGGTAATGGCTGGCAAGTTGCCAATTTTCCACGGCCATGAATTTCAAAACATATCCAGAGCGGTCAACCCGGCGCGTGGTCTTTTCCTTAGAACAAAGACCTGGGCTGCCTGCTCGCATTGTCATTCGACATCAGAACACACACCCAAGAATGTTTTCGGAACCCTACTCACAACATGGTCATTTGGATGTCTCTGTGACCTAAACCCTGACTATAACCCATTTGGGAACGACTGGAACCACGGCTTCGCCCTTGTAAATGTTGAGAAAAATGGTGATTTTGAGGTTCAGAACCGGAGGATACTACCGAATGGGAAGGTGGTTTGAGTTTATTTTAGTCGCGTTTTGTGGCCTTGTGGTGCACGAAACACGCACAAAATCAAACTATTTTACACGCCATAAATAGGCCCCACAGCCTACAAACGGCATGTAAAATATAAAAGGCGCAAAAATGAAATGGTTCCGATTTTGGAATGACACGATAAACGATGTAAAGATTCTCCAATTATCTGATTATGAGTATCGGATTTGGACCTATCTGTTATCTTACGCATCGGCCACGGATTCACTTTCAGGACACTTTCAAATCACTTTCAAACTACTTTCACTTCACTTTCACCAGCGTTTCAACTTGTTTTCACGTGCGATTGAAACGTTTCAAAGGGTGGGTTTAATCACTGTTGATGAAGATGGATATATCACAATAACAAATTGGAATAAAAGACAGTTTGCTTCTGATAATGCTTATGAACGGGTAAAGAAACACCGGGAAGTCACACTAAAAAGAAACGTTTCTGTAACGGCACCAGAAGCAGATACAGAAACAGATACAGATAAGAAGAAGAAGAAAACACCTCCTCGTAAAAAATTAACAGACGAAGAATGGATTGAAAGCCTGAAGTCCAATCCTGCTTATATCGGTTTAGATATACAGGTTATCAAGGGGAAGTGTGAGGCGTGGTGTTTTAATAAAGGGAAAATGTTTACCAGAGCGCGATTACTGAACTGGTTAAACCGAGAAGAACGGCCAATGGGAGGCGACGGCAATGGATCAGGAGCTTATCGACGCCCAGGCGCGTCTTTTGAAAAAGCGGGAAGAGGAAAAGATGACGGTGCAAGAGGAGATCGGCTACCAAAAGAATACATCCCCGAAACCCTACCAGACATTACCGAGGAGGAAAGACAGCGGAACCTCGAACGCCTCAAAGAGCTTACGGGATGATATGGTGCGCATTACCTACATAAGAGGGATTTCACGAGACCTGACCCATAAAGTAAGGCGTGATATTGCAGAGGATCTTATCAAACACGGATGGGCGCGAGAGGGATATTGATGGATTGCTCCAAATGTGAAAAATGGAATAAAGGCCGAGGTCAGAAGGAATGTACCACGAGCTGTAAGCAATACCGTGATTTTCAGCGAAATTCGGTCAAACGTGAATCGATCAGGACGGAGCATATCCCCCAAGCGATTCTGGAAAATATAGCAGATCCGCGCACGCGCACTTTGTTAAATCTTATCCAACAATTACCGCCGATTTATTCCGTGCCGCTGATGATGAGATCCTTGCTCAACATGTCATACGAGGAGATAGCTTTGTATCATCACGTTTCCCGGTCGCCGATGCAGAGGAGGATCAGCCACGCGATTGTGATACTCAAAAAGTCGCTGCTTGATGGGTGAACCGCCGGAAGGGGTGATTGTTCATCCTGGCGCAAATTAGACCATAAAAAAGGCAATAAAAAAGGGGAGCCGAAGCCCCCCTTCCCTTCCATTTCCCTCCCTTCTGTTTTATCGGCGGTCGTTATCTAAATCTCATATCTCGATCAATATAGTGATCGAGTTTTTCGGCGTAAATGGTATCCACCCGGACCCATTGCCGATCATTGTTTGAGTAGCAAGGGATTTTCTCCCGCTTGCAATATGCGCGGAGAATCTTAGTTTCATCAACACTATTCAACAGATATTTGCTTTTATTCTCTCTCATCTTCCTTCCCTCCTATTCTGGCCCGGTGGCCAATTTGATTTTATCCGCCTCTTCCTCCAGCGCGGCCTCCACGATTGCGCGCGCGCAGTCTGCCAACGTGCGTCGCCGTTCCCTCTTCCTTCTCGCCTCCAATGCCTTCAAAGTCTCGTCGGTCAGGCGCACAAATACGCGATTGTACTTTTTGGCTGTCATACCTTCCCTCCTTCAACTTGCGTTGTGAACCATTCGTTAAATCCGCCGTCCGTCCCATGCTTTCCAATCCATGCCGTCCGGTATTTATCATACGCCTCTATCAGTTCCCGAACGATTCTTTGTATTTCTTTCGTTTTCATAACTCCTCTTTCTCCCGGCGCATCCCCGCCGGGTGGGGTGAAAGGTTAGGCTGTTGCCTGTTCTTTTGCCGGTCTGATCCATGATTTATCCACTAACCATGTAAACCCGCGATCAAATTTCACCTTGTAAGATTTCTTGCAAACTTTTACAATTTCACCATTGCCGCCCGAATAATCAAAGACACGGCTGCCGACGCTGAAAACTTTATCGCTCTCTTCTCTATTGGCTTGCCGTTTCCGTTCTGCATCCCCAGCCACCCGGACGTTAAGAATATTCTCGGCTTTTTCTCTCATCCCTTTGGCAATGTCCAGCGATTCAAAGGCCCGATCATCCGCTGCGTTCATCCTGGCGCGTGCTGGTATATGTCCTGGCTGCGTGATGAAAGCCCAATCATGCCGATATTCAGGGTGGCTATTTAGTGCCACCTCCGCCCGTTTCTCGCGTTTATCCGCCCATTCTTGATAACGTCCGGCTTTACGCTCTGCCTTTTCCGTCCTGAATGCCCGGATCTCGTCAACGGTTTTCGGCTCGCATCCGGGGCAGAATATCCCCGTGGTTTTCTCATACATTGCCAGCGTTCCAATTTCCAATGCCGCGCCGCACTTGGAACATTCGCCTTGATATTTTACCGTCAATTGTCGCATGATTAAATCCCTCCTCTCCCCGTCTCTCCGGGGTGCCTCTGGTTAGTTGTTTCGGTTAATCTTCTTCCGTAATGAATTGAATGGGTGATCCATCTTTTATGTGACATGGTTGTTTTGTCTTTTGATTGATGAAAAACTCCGTACAAACAAGGCTATTATCGCTTTGTTTATATGCTAAAAATCCGACCCCGACGTGACAATTAAAAAGTTCACCCGTCTGCTTTTTTGTGATCTTCATGGCCTCATCCTCCTATTTGATGGTTTATAATGGCCTGGACAATCCAGACTATTAGCAAACCATCAAGGTCTGCTGACTAATGGCCTATACAGTACGCCGGATGGGGTTTAAGCTGCTGCATTGTTCTGGAGGTCGAATAGCATGACCTTCAATTTCGTGACTTCGGCGGACAGTGACATTCTTTCCTGAATTACTTCCCGGTGTTCACGGCGTACATCCGCGAGCGCTTCGCTCAGTTCATGGATGTAATCTTCCTTCAAACCGATCGTTTTGTCCCGCTTGTCAATCTCGGCTTTCGCTAAAATCTTCAAATCTTCCTTATCCTTATTCAGCAGGTTAATCGAGGTTCGGGCTGTCTGAAGGTCGGCGCTCAAGTTCCGGTTGTTTTCCATCTCCGCTTGATATTCCATGAAAAGGTCGGCGCTGAAATCATCCCGCACTTTCCCATTAAACCATTCCACCAGATTTTCGGTGAACAGCATGGAAAGGTATGTCTGCGTACCCTTGAAACGGTTCGTGATACGGTTAAGGATTTCGATCTCTTCACTCTTCCCGGTCTGTGAATTAATCCCGCTCGGCGCTTCGATGGTTACTTCAATGATGCTCTCGTTAGTTTTTTTCATGGCATGGCCTCCTATTATTTTATTAGTGCAATCCGGCGCACTATGTAAACCATTAGTCTGCTTAGTGAGATCAGCAATGCTCCGGTAAAGGGTTAAAATCCGTTATATCCTGCACAATATCCAGCTACGTAAGCATTTCGATTCTCGGACAGTTTCAAACTTCCCGGATTACATTTGTTCCCATGTTTCGCGGCACGTTTCCCATCATCATAATAACCGACGGTGTCAATTGTCTCCGGCGGCAATGGGCGGTATTTCATCCGACGTGCTATCCGTTCAAGGTCTTTTGCGCGTGGTCCCATGATCCACCTGCTTTCTGGAGCATTACAAATCCCACTAAGTTTTCCCTCTGCTATCCGCCCCGCCGTCTCTCCTCAGACTAACCCTAAGTGCTCCCGGTCAGGTGGTTCTGGTCTCTATATTTAGTTTTCAGTGAGCTTTGTTTCCTTTGTCATATATAAAGCAATGCCCGTGCCAAAGGTAGCGACAGATGATAATAAATCGTAAACCGGCGATATGCAAAGGAATTATATTGTTTTGTCGCCCAGCTATCAACACGAGAAAACATGAACTGGATACTAAGTATCTGGATACTGGATACAATGTATCCGAAAATGGTGGATAGAAAGTATCCACTTTTAGTTTACATAATGTCTGGAATTATGGGACATGCCTATTTGGCACACCATTGCACCTCACGCCCAAAAGGGGCGGGTCAAAATAAATCTTTAGTCGTGATATTAAGAGGATGCACCCGCTAATCAGCGTTTTAGGGGTCGCGAAATGTTGTAACGAAGTAAGGGGGATAATTTTATGAAGGGTTGGAAAAGGTCATTCTATGCAATCCCGGTTAAATCAAATGAAGCTGATTTGTGTGTCCTATATCCACACTTTCCAAGCGAGTTCGACATTCAAACAGAGCTGTACGGGGAATTGTCTTTCCTTTGTTATAGCCTGGACAATAAGACCGAGATCAAAAGCGAAGTAACTGCTTTTTATGACAAGATAAAATCAAGATTTGATTTGATGATATTCAAGGATCGCATTCCTATTTGTGCAATCGAAGTTAAACGCTATCAAGACAAATCAGAAAATCAAGAGCATCAACAATACAAACAAAAGATCAGATATGAAATGTTTGCAAGGGCCTCAGGCATCCCTGTCTTGTATTGTACGGGAATGAAAGACGTGAGGGGTATTGTTGAAAAGGTCAAGGACATAATCATTTGAATCATACCAATCAACTATGGAAACCCTCAGCAGCCCCGAAGCGAGTGCGTCGCCCTGGCCTTATAGTCTATCCAAAAGACGGTCATGACCTGGCTGTGTGTGCAAGCTGCGCGAATAAAGGCCATTGTGAAAACCCTTGCAGCCCTTTGAAATGGATCAACGGCGACAAACCGTTAAAAGAGAAGATCCTCGATGAACCGATGGATGATTTTGAACGCCCCGACTATAACATTGTCCTACATGAACTATCTCAAACCCCTACATCATCAGACAGAATAGAGGAAATCATAAAGGTTCGGGATTACCGGCGACGTGCCATCTGTTCGATGCTCGCCGTTCAGATCCCACGGGCCAACATCGCCGCTCTGCTCGGGATCACACGCCAACATCTACATAGATTGATCGAACCCATGTTACATGGCAAAAACGGCGATTGATTAGCATTATTATACCCCTTACAGAGATTTCAGCAGAATAAATGTTACATCCTAACCATATATAAAGGGCAGAAGATAGTACCGCTCTGCCGAAGGCTGATCTCCAAAGCGTACGCCGTGAGGCGATAGCGCAAGAGGAACGAAAGAGAAACCTAAACCCCAGGCCAAACAGCCCAGGGCGATAACAGAACGGGTCCAGAAGCTAACTTAATCAGCGGCCACTGGCTACATGCCGACCGACAAAACTAAACAAGCCACGGACCCAAATAAACTATGACACCAGCTCAAACCGCAATAGCAACAGCTTGCAACCTTAAAGGCGAATCAATATATGAGATCGCTCCCAAGCTCGGCTGTCACCCTTCCACGGTATATCGTAATCTCAACCGCCCCGAGATCAAAGCCATCATCGAACGAGAAGCAGCCGAAATCATCAACCGAGGCCTCAAACCAGCCCGCAGGACGCTGACCAGGCTCGCAGCCATCGGCAATACCAAGGACGCAGACAAGGATATGCTCAAACTCTCCTTAGATGCATCAAAGCACATTACCAGCATGGCCGGGCTCTCAGGAAACGCCCCAGGTACGATCATCAACGCACTGATACAGGTTCACCAAGCCCCAGAACAAACAAGAGAGCTGGACGGCATAGCAGCGTTTCTATCAGCCCACTGGCAAAGTAACACGATCCAGGACAATCGTGACACGATACAAATGACAGGTATTGAGGCATCACACACACCCATCCAGGATGCGGAGGTGATTGACATCGAGGCGCAGGATAGCAAGTCAGATCCTGTGGATAACTGAGTTATCAACCCAAGGCATGGCTGTTGATAACTGTAATGGTAATGATAACAGTAAGATACGGTCAAGCAATAGACGCATAAGAAGTATTATGTCAACTACCCTGTGGATAACCAATAGGTGGGGGAGGTAGGGGTGGGGAGGGAGCCGGGATCGGTCCGGCGCTAACGATATCTAACCAGGTAGCACACAAAAGGTAAAAAAGTGAAGTTCCCGGAACACAAAAGGGGAGAAATTAGGGAGGGGGATATGCCGGTAAGGATTAGGAAGGTTGGAGGAAAATATCAGGTTTCGACGCCGAATGGGACCAAATCGAAGGGGACCACATTGAAGAAGGCCAAGGCGCAGGAGAGGCTTTTGAATGCGGTAGATCATGGTTGGCGACCCCGGAAGAAGAAATAATGCCTGACCCGGTAGAGCAGTACGCGAAGTATTTGAATTTGATTTCGATCAAGATGCACCCGGTGGCACTTGAGTATATCAAGTCTGAGGCGCAGACGAGGGCGATAATTAAGGGGAATCAAGGTGGGGGGACGCTCTTTTCGGCCTACGATGCGACGTTAAGGCTCCTTGGCATACATCCGATCCCGAGAAGGAATGTTTTGAATAAACCCCTGAGGTTTGTTTCCAAGTGCCTTCCGAAGAGTGACACGGATGAAGAGAACCAGCAGTACGTTGAGTTGAAGCGGCTTTTTCCTGCTGAGTTTATCAGACCACACGGAGACGTGACGGCGCGATGTTCGATTATGAAGGTACGCGATCCACGAGGCGGAGCTGACCGGAAGGTCGAATTCATGTCGTCCTCGCAGGAACTGGACGCATTTATGTCGGTTCAAAGATCGGCCTACTACCAGGACGAGGAGATTGAGAAGGTCAAATGGGATGAATCTCATGTCCGACTATTAAAGGAGGGTGGGGATTCGACGATTACCTTAACGCCGGTTCGGGGGATGGATTGGACGTTTGATTCGATCTGGAAGAAAGCGCGAAAGATACATCGGTCGGGGACGATCTGTCGGAAATTCGGGTTCCCGGCACTGGAAACGACCGATCAGAAGGCGGATATAGATGTTTTCTGCTGGGCCACGGATGACAATCCGGTGATGGACAAGGCGACGATTGACCGAATCTTTGCCGACATAGACGACCCGGACGAGCTGGCGATGCGGCGTTATGGGGTATTCCGGCAGGTTTCGGGGCGGATTTACAAGTCATTTGACGAGAAGATTCACAAACAACCGTTTGACAAGGTGTTTGATGCCGCTCTTTTCAGGACGTACTGGAATTTCAGGGTGATAGATTTTCATACCAGCAAACCGTGGGATGTTTCGTTTGTCGTCGTGACGCCTCGGAACGAGTGGATAGTGTGGAATGAACTACACCAGACACATGACAACCGGACGACGCTTGAGTTGAGAGATGAACTAAAAGAGGAGTCTGTATGCGATGAAGATGAGGAGATGAACAGGGCCACATTGATTGATCCTCTTAGTAAACAAAAACAGGGCAATACCGGATTTTCCGTGTTTGACGACTTGGGGATGGGGGAAAACGGGTTGCGTCGGATGACTCCTGCGGATACAAAAAATTCTCCCAATGGTGGCCGGATGAATATCAAGATGAGGTTGAAAAATTCCCTGATTTGCGGGGTGCCGGGGAACAATCTCAACAAGACCGACCTTTCGGAAACGCGGTACGGCCCTTATCTGCCGACACTCTGGTTCTTAGATAATTGCCGGGGGCATATCGAGCATTTCAAGAGTTGGCGGTATGTGGATTGGAAGCAGGAACACGTGAAGGCGGTGCGGACGGTGAAACGGGAATCGGAGAAATACAGCGACTACTGCCGGAACCTTGAATTTCTCGGGGCGCTCAACCCTGCTTTTTACGAGCGCAAACATGATTTTTACGAACCATCGAAACTGTTTCAAGGACGGAAAGCGGCGGGATGGAGATAGGTAATGGCTAAATCCAAAAAAAATAAAGAAGTAAAATCCGATTGGAATGTTTCGGAAGAGATCCAACAGGCCCTTCTTTCCCATGTGAGTGAAGAACTGAAGGTTGCAGAACAGAACAGCGAAAAGGCCATTCAGGATTTCAATGCCTATTACGACATGCTGCATGGCGTCCGGGAGGCGAAAACTAACGACTGGGAATCGGATATCTTCCTTCCTGAATTTGAATCCCGGCTTCTGACACAGGTTGGAAACTTCGTGGCGCAGTATTTTGGCAGTACGGATTACGTTGACACGGCAATGGAGTCCGAGGATCCCAAAGACGTGGCCGAAGCCAAGGCGTCAAAGAAACTCCTCAACAAACTCCTAAACGACAAGGAGGCTTATTATTATTACAAGATTGTTCGCAACATCATGTATGTATTCACCTGCGGCCAAGGGATCATAAAGGGTGGGTATAATCAGCGAATCGCCAGCGAATTGTCGCACTATAATCAGGAATCGGAATATATCACGGACCCGTTAACGGGCGATTACCTTGCTGAAGATGGACAACCCTATACTGATCCCACAATCCAGAAACCCGCCTTCCAAACGGTACAGAAACCCATGATGATGGATAAGGTTCAGATCGACAAACCCGTTTTTGATGTTTACCCGATCACGAACGTCCATACGTCCCCGGAGTATTGTTACAGTCTGAACGACAAGGAATACGTCATTTTTGAGACGGAAAAGACCCTCGACGCCTTAAAGATAGAAGCGGATGAGATGGGATACTTTAATCTCAATTTTCTGGAGGAGGAAGAACCGGAAGGGCAACGTGGGGAGAAGACCTACGACAAAGATGCGGAATTGGTCCAGCAACCGCGCCCACCCCTGAAAACCTTTGTGGTCATGGAACGATGGGGGAAATATCCTGTTGTCGAAAAGGACGGGAAGTTCATTCCCGGATTTGACCCGGACGGCAGTTTTTCTAAAGATGCGGCAAACGAGGAGTGCATTGTCCACTATGTCAAACAACGGGAAAAAGACGAACCGGAACGGATCATTGGATTCCGAAAATCAAAGCATTCAAAACGGCCGATGGTCCGATTCCTCTGCTATGTGGACATGATTAAAGATTGCGGGTTTGGGGATGGGGAGGTCAACCGGGAACTTCAGAAGGCGATTAACGACAATTATAATTTGATGAATTACCGGACCAAACTGGCGATCACCCCGGCATTCAAGGGTAAGAGATTCGCCGTTGACGAGAATGTCAAGATCACCCCCGAAAAGGTTATCCTACTTGAAGATCCCGAGAACGATCTAAAGGAAATCATCATTCAGGACAACATCCAGGGTGGCATCGTACACCAGAACCTTCTTTCGTCCCGGATGGATTATTGCATGGCGACCGCGCCACAGACGATGGGGGCGTCTCCTGAACGTGCGGAAACCGCAACGATGGCCTCCATCGTCAACCAGAGGGCCAATGTCCGAATCGGTATGAAGTCCATGAACCTTGAGTTCATCGGATTTACGGAATTTTACGACATGCTTCTGACCCTCTGCAATGACTTCATGCTCCCGGAGACCCTTGAAGAATTGATCGGCAAGGAAGATGCTGCGGCCTACAACCCAAAACGGAAAGATAAATTCCGGCCTGTTTCGCAAGCCCTTGAAACAGAAGAGAGTAAACAATTCAAGATAAAGTCATGGCAGGGCATATTGCAGATGGTTGGCGGGATGCAAAACCCAAAGACTCCGATGGTAGTCAATTACATAATCGGTCAAGTGCTTGAACTGATGGGCGGTGGCTTCAAGACGTTCAAGAAATATATGTTTGAAGAAGATCCGACTACGATGGTTTTGTATCAGTTAGCGACAGGGGGGAAGGGGCAAGGATCGGCTCCGGCGGGACCACCTCCGGGAATGCCCCCGCAAAACCAGCAAGGGAATCCACAGAGACCGCCGGAACAACAGACGAGGGCGCAAGCCCCGCAACAGGCCGCATAGGAGTAATGAATGAAGGAATGGACGAATCAAGACCTGATCGAGTACGTCAGCAAGTTCAAGGATGTTCAGAGAGAGTACGTCCTGAAACAGATCCTTGAAAATGATTTGCTGGCGAAGTTTTTGGGGACGACTGAGGGACGACTGATTTTGGGTAATGTCGTCGATGCGATCACTTCAGATACAATGTTGATGGTCCGATTGTGCGTTGAGGGGGATAAAAAGGGGGAAATATCCCAGGCTGCTCTCAGGATAAGCACCGCCTACAATTTCATGTATTCTATTGCGAAGATGGCCGGAGACGGTCAGGAACACGTGGAGAAGATGAAAAAGAAATGACGGCATACAAGCAGACCTTTGAAGAGGCGATAAAACAATGGGGATTCAAGAAGGTGCTTGCAGAACTCCTCAATGTTGCCAAGTTGACGGATGAAAAGACGGTTGGACAGTTCACCGCAAACCTTAACAGCGGAGGGGTGACAGACGCATTTATAAATAAGAAGATTCAGCAGTAGCGACGGTTGTTTCAAAACCAATAATGGAACTTTGAAATTCGGGAGGTGAAAAATGGAGTGGTTAAGAAAAAGGATTGTGGCTTGGTTGAGGGTTCCGACAGAAGTAGATATGTATTACATTCAGAATTGCATGTTCTACCGCGAATCGCCGGAAGATAAACCATATCTTAAAAAAGTTGGAACTGTGGTGAAGGAACATATAAGTAAAAAGAAAAAATAACATAGAAAAAAGCGGTTAGTCTAAAACCCGCAAGGGAACTTTGGAACCCGTGTCGAAAGAGCAATCTTTCTTCACGGGTTTTTGTTTTTGGACAACTTAACAGGAGGATTTGACATGGCAGAGATCGACACTCCTACACCCCCCGCGCCTGCGGGACAGGCACCGGAGCCGACACCAGAACCAGAAGTACAAACGCAATCAGGATGGATCGAGGAGCCGACCCCGGAACCGGAGCCAGTTCCCGAACCCGTGCCGGAACCAACCCCGCAACCGCAACTAACCCCGGACCAGATCATAGAGCAGTCGTCCGAACGAGCCTTTCAGAAAATAGCATCGTGGCAGGGACGGAGAGACAAAGACCTCTTCGACAACCTCGGGAATCTGATCGACAGTCGGATGAGGACGCAGATCCCTCCTCCGCAACCTCCCTCGACTGACCCCGCCACGATGCTTGAAAATCCAGACGGATGGGCAAGAACGGTAGTGCCCCGGATTCTCGACGAAGAAATTTCCCGACGGTCAAAAGCCGATCAGAATTTCAATACCGAACTGATCCGCGAGGCGGCGACCATAATGGATGGCGACCCTTTGTTCAAGGACAAAAACCTTGGGGATGCGGTGGTTGCGGAGATTCAGCAGAATTTCAACAATGTCAACCGTCAACTCCATCCGTCGGTTGCCGCGCAACTTCTCGTGCAGGGAGGTCTGGCGAATGTAGTTCGCAGAGTCGCGGCGACGAAAACAAACGCCTTTGCCGATCACAAACCCGTTGCGGGACCGATGGGGACCGTGACCCCGCCGCCTCCAAAACCAGCCAAAGCCAAGCCGGTGAAACTTTCCGAATCCGCAGCGGCATTAGCTAAACGGTGGAATTACAGCGCGGAAGATATAGCAAAGGTATTTGGGGAACAATAATGAGCGTTTCGGAGTCATTGGTAGCCAAGAATCGGGAATACTACACCTATCGGTGCAAACAATGCGGATTTGAGTGCCGCAAGAAGGTCATTCCCGGTTCAAGTGTACCCGTGACAGCAAAGGGTAATTACGGAAGCGAAGGGACTCCAACCCCTGAGTCATTTGCAGATGAGATTTACGAAGCCACCACCATAGGGTTCGTGGCCGCCGTGACAGGCGTAACCCCGGCATATTTAACGGATAGTGCGTACCTGTTTGGCGTGAAGAATTTCAAGTCTGGAATGACGATCAGGATAGCTGGCAGTACTTCAAACGATAAGGATTGCACCATCGCAACAGGCGGCGTTTCACGAGGCGAGATACTTCTGAGTGATTCAGACAGTCTCACTACTGAAGGTGCGGGCGATACGGTGACAATCTCACAGATTCTTTACAGTCCAAATATAGTTTCCGGGTGCCCTTTCTGCGGCTCTCGGAATTCATAAAGAAGGAGGCCAATTATGGCTTTTGAATATGCGGGAGACCTTCGCGGGGGAACCCCCGTAGTAAGGAAATTTCAAATTGGAGCATCGGTGTACCAGGGCCAGCTTGCGATGATTGATGAAGGTGCCGCAACCGGCGGGTATATCGTCAAGGCTCCAGTGGCGGCAGCGGGACCGGATACGGCGACCCACATTCTCGGGATTATCTCCGGCATTGTGACGAGTCCGACCTATACCGCTGGTTATTACAATGGTGACTTGGGAACCTATTCAGCAGTACAGGCGACGATTGCGGCTTATGACCCTCCCGGCCCCTGTATGGCGGAAGTGGTCCTTATCACCGATACGACACTCATCAAAGCCCCCCTGTGGCATACGACCCCCGGTGTCGCACCGCATTGCCTTGCGGCAACGACTGCGGTGGCTGCGGGAACGACCTATGTAACTTCCGGGTTTGATGCGGCTGTGGACGCTTTTTCAACGTCTTACTGCCGTTCCGGGGCAAATGCCGGTCAGTACCGCAAGGGTGACGGAACCGGGACGACAACGCAGACGGTGGTTATTCCCTTCACCTACGGCGTCGGTATCGGAGACAAATTCGTATGCGTGAACGTGGTTGAGGGATACGCCCACATCGATTTCGTTGGAACCTATCTGAACGGAATCGACTCTTCGGCGGCGTTGTCCAGTTACTACAAAGTCTATGTCCATGAACTCAACCTTAAAGAAGCAGGCAGAGAGTACGCAGTATTTAGTTTCTGCGACTGCCATCTGATGCTCGGACAGGGGGTGTAATATGAGTAACCCATTAACCGACAAACAATTCGTGCGGCTCCTGGACGATAGACTTACCAAAGTCTTTGTCAACCAGTACAAGGGTCTCCCATCCATCAAGGAGAAGTTTTATTCAATCAAGAAATCCAAGAAGGCGTCGGAGGAATATTTCAGCGTCGGGTCCGTGCCTGATCCTGAAGCGTTTAACGGGATCATCCAGTATCAGGGCGTTGCTCCCGGATACCATACCAAGATCACCCCGGCGGAATACGCGGGCGGCATCACGATCCAGAGAAGGCTTCTGGATACGGATCGTTATGACGTGATCGAAGGTCTGGCAAAGGGACTCGGAACCGCTGCAAGACGGAAACAGAATAAGATCGCCCATGAAGTTTTCACGAACTTCGATTCTACGGCGTTCGACTTCGTTGTTTCCGAGGAAGGCGTTGCCCTGTGTTCCAATTCCCATCTGACCAAGGCCCCGAATGTCTCTACCGCTTCCGGTTTTGACAACCTTTCCACTCTTGGTTTTGATGCGGTTAACCTCGAAGCACTTCGGATTCAGGGTCTTGGATTCCGGGATGACATCGGAGAACGGATCGAAACGAACTTCGATACCATCGTCCACGGAACCAACCTCGAAGCCGATGTGTGGACGGTACTGAACTCTCAGGGCGCCACCGGCGACAATCTCAACGACGCCAATTTCCAGAAAGGCCGTTGGAAGGCGATCTGCCTTCCCCTACTCGATGACTACGATACGAACGATTGGTTCATCGTGGATTCTTCGGCCATGAAAGATGCTCTGATCTGGATCGACAGCATTCCGTTGGAGTTTGGTTCCACGACCGACTTCGACACTATGGTAAGAAAATACAGTTCTTACATGGTTTGTGGTTGGGGATTTGTTGATTGGCGCTGGATTGTAGGGTCGAGCGTGAGTTAGGCCCCGTAACAATGGTGTGTAAGTAACAGCGGTTAGTTTGTAACCCTTAGGGGATCTACGAAGCCCGTGTTGAGTCGAAAGACTTGGCACGGGCTTTTTTGTTTGTCCCTCCCTGAGTGACGCGGGTCGCTCTTAACCTGTCCTCCCCTCTTCGTTATCGGGATGAAGGGGGGAGGATCTTAACCCTCTCAATGCTTGTCCGATTCGGGTGTGAGAGAAAAGGAGAATTAAAATGAGTGTAACAAGAGAAATGAGGGCGCAGGTTGCCAACATTGTTGGCCCCGGCTATGGCGAGATTTATTGCCTTGTTGCAGATCGGGATGATGCCTATGGCAAACTGCTTCGGAAGAGGGGTGTTACGTTAGGTTCGATTTTCACCACTTTGGCAGAGGCGGAAGATAAGATGGTGACGGATCAGAACGATACCCTTCTTGTATTTCCGGGGAATCATGCGGTTACGGCTTCGATTCTGTGGGACAAGGATGCCACAAACATCATCGGTGTCGGTAGTCCCAATCAGGGGTATCAGCCATCGACCCTAACCAATGGTGGTGTTAGGATTAAGTGTGACACTGCCACGGTTGCGGAAATCCTTGACATAACTGGCAACTACGTTTCGATTTACGGTATCGGCACACAGAACACGGCAAACGACTCGACGAATGTTTGCGATCTTCGGATCAGAGGCAAGAACACCTACCTGAAACTTTGCGCCCTTCGTGGTGGAACGGGTGCTGCACAGGTCGCGGCTGAGGGGTCAGGTCTGCCAATCTACGTTGACCAGGATCAAAATGCCGGTGCCGGTAATGCGTTGTGGGTTGATACGTGTCAGTTGGGAAGTTCCGGTAATACTGCCCGGACGGTTGGAACCAGTTGCTTGATGTCACATTCGGCTTCGGGTGCCTATGCGGGTGGTTTTGGTATGCACTTCACCGATTGCGTATTTTCAATGATAAGTTCTACCGCCGGTGTTTTCTGTGTAAACTTCCCACATCCGTTCTCGATTGATCGGGATGCGTATTTCAAAAGATGTCTGTTTTACTGCTATGGCACTGCCGCAGCCGTAGATTACGTGTTCAATACCGGATCGAACAACACGGATGTTGTTCTTGATAGTTGCGTCTATCACAATTTCGATTATTGGGCTGCTGCGGGATCGCATGTTTATGTTGCTTGTGGCCCGGCAAACATCGGTCCTGGTGGTAAATCGGTTGTGTGTGCCAACTCATAGGAGGTAAACCATGCCAGTAGCGACTTATGGAATTTTGGAATGCATTGATAATGCGGAATATGCCGCGTTAAGTGCGGATAACAAAATTCTTGTCAACACTCTATTGGGTTGCAGTTTGCTTGATATGTCAACGGGATCGAAAGCCAAGACTCTGTTGCTTGCGATATTTCCCGAAGGAACGGCAACCAATACGGCCATTGGTCAACTCATTGGGGACAGTAATTAACCATTAACCCCGACGGGCAGCGGGTAAACTGCCCACCATTAACCGGGGATACGTCTAACGCCCCCACAACAAAGGAGAGATTTATGGCAGCAAATCAAGGGTATATCATCATCAAAGACGGAGAGAAAAACAGGAGAAGCACTTACCGGGAATTCTATGGTCCGTTAGACAAGGGATCGGCCAAGCCTTCCTTCTGCTATCCGAAACGCAAAGAGGCATTGAAGGAAGAAGTGGCGAAAATGGAACGGGTTCTGGATCAGGGCCATATCGCAAAAGAGCATGAAATGAAAGCGCGTGTCACCCTGAAAACCAAAAAGGACCGCCTGAAGGCCATTGAAACACAGGAAGGCGAGGCCGCGAAACTGTTCACCGACAACAAGGATTCATGGATGAAACGGCGTGAGGCATTGAAGGAAGAAATCCGGGAATCCATGCCGACACAGGAAGCAGCCCGAAAACGAAAGGTGAATCCGCACAAGGTTTTGAAGGACGAGAAGGCCGGACTTGAGGACAAGAAGAGGGAATATATCGTTCTGAGTCGGTTGGCGGGTGAAGATTCTAATGTCAGTTTCCTCCAAAAGGAGAAGTAAATGAGCCTTGTATCAACGGTTTTGACGGCTGTGGGGTATCGTCTCGGCGGCGGGATCACGATTTCCGCCACTTCGGACCCGTCGCTTGCGGCGTGTCTGCAATGGCTGAATGAAACCGCCTTGTGGATCACGGGGATTTGCGCGGAACAGAACTCGGATTTGGGCCGTACAATAGGGACCATAACCACGGTCCATGCGGACATTACCGCCGCAGACAAATCCGCCGCGTGCGCCATAACCGCCGCGAGTCATGGTCTGATTTCATCGGGAACTTGTGAGGTTCTTGTCAAGGATGTTGTCGGCATGACGGAACTTAATGACCACGAATATACCTTCACCTTTGTCAGTACAAGTGCCGGGACGCTTAACGTGGCCTCTACCGCGTACACGACCTACACTTCCGGCGGTCATGTGATGAAGCGGAAATTCAGCGACCTTGCCACGACCATCTACACGCCATGCCAACAGGGATGGATTGTCGATACCAATTCCCGGACGCCTATACAACTCGTTTCGGAGAAATCCCTGCTGGATTACGATCCCGTGGAGGCGACCGAACCATCCGAATTTTACGTTGATGGGTCAAATAATGTTTGTTTCCCCTCATACCCGGATGATGCCTACACGATCAAGATTCCTTATTACACGATTCCAACGGCGTTGACGGCTGTTGGCGACACCATGCCGTTCCTGGGCCTCATGGACAACGTGTTCATCGAGGACGTGACGATTCGGTCGCAAAACAGGGATGAGTACGACACGGGTGTGGAAATGAAATGGAGATCATTTTTGCATGAAAGAGCAACCAGAGTAATTGCCATGAGGAAAAAGATGTCTATCGGAGTGTCCCTATAATGAAAGTTTCGGGAATCTATAAGATAGAAAACGCCATTGATGGGAAAGTTTATGTCGGTAGCGCCGTTAATCTTGCGAAAAGGAGACGCGATCATTTTGCGGCGTTGGCGATTAATAAACACATAAATTATCACCTACAACGAGCATGGAATAAATACGGCGCGGAAAACTTCTTATTTGTTGAACTTGAACTGTGCACCCGCGATCAACTCATCACCCGCGAACAGTATTACCTTGATACGCTTAATGCGTGCGCGTTTGGGTACAATATTGCTCCCACAGCGGGAAGTAGTCTGGGACGGGTACACTCCGAAGATACGAAGAAGAAAATATCCGGTAAGGCAATAGGAAGAATTACCGGCCCATGTTCTGATGAAAGAAGGAAAAATATATCCTTGGGCCATATCGGGAAAAAACAAACAGAAGAGCATAACCGTAAGGCTATTGAGGGAAGATTACGCAATGGTGGCTATCACCATACCGCCGAATCAAGAAAAAAAATATCAGAAGCACAAAAGGGAAAAGTAAAACCAGCAGGAATGGGTGAGAAGGTGTCGATGGCCCTTACTGGAAGACCAAAATCACCAGAGCACAGACAACATTTATCTGAATCAAAAATAGGAAAACCCGGAACGCCGCACACAGCGGAATGGAAACGCAAAATGTCCGAGTCGCACAAGGGAGTCGTTTTATCCTTTGAGTCTATCCAGAAAATGCGCGAGACGAAACGAAGGAACTTCTTGTTGAAAAAACAAATACAGGATCAACAAACTGGAATTTCGGTGGGGTTGTAACGTGGCCCAATGGTCAACTAAACATGGAAAACGTGAGCAGAACTTCCCTATCCAGTCTTTTCCCGACGGATTGAATCAGGAGATTTCTCCGCCGTTTTTGCCGGTCACGGCCCTGTCCCGCTGCAAGAACATGAAGTATGCCTATAACGAATCTGTTGATGGCAGCAGGGTTGTTACGCTCAAAAAGCGCCAGGGTACGCAGGTAATCACGACAACCGCCCATAGTGCGGCGATTCTGGCCGCAACCTATTATGTTGCGGATGCCAAATACATTGTTGCAACCGCGACAACGATACATGAGTTGAATGACGGCACAACGACGTTTGCCCCGTCCGCGAGTTTGGGAACCCTGTCCGGCACCCCTACCTTCACGGAGTTTCACGGGAAACTGATTATCCATGATTCCGGGGTGACAAAGGCGTGGAATGGGACGGACTTTGAATCCCTGAACTGCCTCTATAAGAATGAAATTATAGGCACGGGTAACGGTGCGACGGTTGACTTTGCCGGGACCGGGACGCTGGATCATCTCGTTCATCCGGCGGTAAAACCTTCATCTTTAATTATTACCTACACTTCCGGGGCAGTCGCCAAGACAATCACCTCCAATGCGGCGGGAACGCTATTGGGCGATGTTGCCACCTTTGAATTGATGCCGAATCAGGTTGACCGTGATTTCTCCGGGGCGAGTGCGTGGTCGAAGGAAACCATGAACTCCTATGACGAGTCAACTGATCTGACCATTACGGCCAATGCCGCCGGTCAGTATTGCACCTGTCCGGTTCTGAGTGCGCCGACGACAGCGGGGAAACGGTATCGCATGACCTTCTCGGTCGCCAACTTAGTCGCTACATGGACGATCAAGTCATTTGACGGGACGCAGACAATAGGCACTGTTTCGACGACTGGGGCGCAATCGTTCGACTGGACGGCAACTACCTCGGGGGGATACCGGATCGTGTCCGTAGCGACGAATTCAAGCGGGGATTTTGACAATTTCACGCTGACCACGAATTGCATTGACTACACGACCGGGGTTTACAGTTTCCGCGCCTCCGGTGCGCCCGACAATACGACCCCTGTTTATGCAGAATATGAGAAGGTGGCAGGAGCGCCGAAGTCAAAGGGGGGATTCGTAAGGGCGAGTCGCCTCTATGTGTGGGGCGATTCGGATAACCCTTCCCGCCTCTGGTACACCGGGCCAAACGACGAGGATGCTTGGGATGTTTCCAGCAGCGGCGGGTACATCGACATTGACCCTCTGGACGGGTATTCCCTGACATCCTGTTTGAACTTCTTCCAGTCGATAATGACGATCAAGGGGAATTCGATCAACCGGATAGACAATTTCCCCGGCGACAATACTTTTGATGCCGTCCCGTTGGTCAAGGATACGGGCAGTACGGCTTGGCGATCCTGCACAAACGAGGGTAATGTTGTTTCCTATCTTTCGGCCAAAAAGGGTTGGATTGCCCTTAATCCGGCGGCGACTTTTGGCGACGTGTCTCAGGAAACGGATTTGTCGAAGTATTTCAGGACCGATGCAATCAGGTTCACAACGGCGAATTGTTACACCGAATTCAATAAGATCGACAATCAGTTATGGCTTACGATGTACACGGCCACGGTACAGAATCCGACTATCTATGTTGTGAATCTTGAAACGGGTGGACAACTGAGCCGGTATCAATTCGCCTTTGGACATACCTGTTACCAGTTTGTCAATAGTGAAATGCTTATCGGGGGAAGCAACGGCCACCTTTACCGGCTTTTGGGGGACAATTCCAAGTTCACCGACAATGGTGTTTCGTATGCCGATGATACCTACGTTCGGGGTCCAATGACGAACTTTGGTGCCCCGTTGCACCGAAAGCACAACAAGAAGATTTATCTTCACCTGTACGGCAAGGCAGGAATGACTGCAACGTTCAACGTCTATACGGATGGTGATTACGATAACCCTATCTTTACTAAGGCAATCACTCTTCATGGTGGTACGCAATACATCAACCCGGACGGAAAAGACATTTATATTTACGACATGACCATGCCTATTGGTTATGAAACCATTGCCGAACGGGATGACAAGATAGACAAGAAGTTCAATTATCGGGAATTGATGTTTGAATTGACGGATATTCACGGGCCGCAGGGCGCGGAGTTTTTTGGTGTGGAATTCGCGGGAGCAATCCTCGGCGACTAAGGGGGCAATATGACAGCAAGATTCGGAGTAATCAACACGGCGGACCAGGGCGACACATATTACGCCGGGATGGTCAAGGATGCCGCGAATTGGGCCATCATGGAGACGGACAAGAGGACTGTTTCAATTCAGATTTACGCCGGAACGACCTCGTGCGCGACGGGCAACGGACAGGCATATTTCCGTGTTCCCTCGGCCCTTAATGGCATGAATCTTGTCAGTGTTGCGGCGGCTGTTGTCACAGCAGGAACTACCGGCACGATGGATATTCAGATTGCCAACGTGACGGATGCCGTTGACATGCTTTCAACGAAACTTACGATTGATTCAGCAGAAACGGATTCGAGTACGGCGACGGCGGCTGTTATTGATACCACAAAAGACGACGTTGCGACGGGCGATATGTTGCGAATAGACATTGACGCTATTCATTCAGGCACGGCGGCAAAGGGTCTTGTCGTAGAACTTCAATTCTGGACGTAAGATATGTCAATAACGGTATATCCAGCGGCAAATGCCGACGACTCTTTTGGTGATCGCCAAAACGGTGCATTTTATCCGGCTGATTTCTATTGGGCGCGTTCACTGATCGAAAATTACAAGGACGGGGTATGTCGTTTTCCAAATGTGACCATTCCGCAAGGTGCTCTTCTGGACGTGGCTACAATTACACTGACCCCCAAGGGTTCGATAGACTATAATTGCTCCACGAATGTCTTTGCCGTGGACGAGAATAATGCGGACGCTCCAACCGATTATACTACGTTTGCCGCGCTGACTTTAACGACGGCATATACCACCGGAACTCTTATTAAGGATGCCGTTACAACAATAAGCTGTATTGATGCAGCACAGGAGGTAATAAGTCGAGCAGGATGGGCGAGTGGAAACGCACTTACTTTAATCTTTAGAGTCAATCATTCGGGGGGGCTGCCGTGTTACCGGGGATATTCTTATAATGATGCAGATGCGGCGAAATACCCTAAACTGATTATTGGTCAGGCCACAATCACGATCAGTTCTTTCACCCCTTCCAGCGGTCCATTTGGTACTCGAATTACGATTACGGGAACAAATTACAGCACGACTACGACAGACAATACAGTCAAGGTTGGTGGTGTTGCGATGACGGTTATAAGCAGTACGACTACGGAAATAGTGGCAAGTGTGCCGCCAAATGCCGTTTCGGGTGCCATAACAGTTGACAGAACAGGATACGCACAGGGTGTATCCGCGACAAACTTTACGGTAACGTATATTCCTTATGTAATGACTATTAGGTGAAACCATGAAACGCAAAACGACAGTGAAACATCCAGACGGAACGACAATCACGAAGGAAGAACACGACGAGGCCCCCGCGATGCACATGAGCAAGGCGAAAGCAGCGGCAACGGCTGCGGAAGGACAACGGGGCGATACTCAACTCGCCCACGTGAACCAATGGGAAGAAGAACTGCTGAAAAGGCTTGGCGGAGCCGGGACGCGGAACCCACATACGGGACTCAAGCAGTTCTATACCGGAACAGATGAATGGAATACATGGAACATCCAACCTGAATCGTGGATGAAGTTTGACAGTACCCCCGCACCGGCAGGTTACGAATACCGTTACAACCCGCAGACAAATGAACGGAAATCGGTTAAGTCTTGCGACCCACAGATAGGGGGTGTTCACGTTTGGGGGGCAGGTGCTCCGACTGTTACCGGGACCGGCACTAATCCTGATCCTCGATTCCAAACCACAGCGGGAGGGGGTACTGGCGGGAATACCGGGACAACCCAAGTGCCAATCAGTCCAACCCCTGCCAGTCCATTATCGACCCCCGGTCAACTTACTTCGGCATCCCTCCTCGGTGGCGATCCAACCGCAAGGACATACTCCCCGCCGGGTACGTCAACTGACTTTGGGGCCAATAGCAATATTCTCAGTCCCGGGCAACTCAATTCTTTATCCCTCCTCGCTGGCGGTGGTTCCCAATCGGGTACGGGCGTTGGTTCTGCTAATCGATTAGCGAATACCGGCCTTCCGGTTCAGGGGGGAAACGGCAATGGGGTATCGTACCAACCTATTGATCCGGCCACAGGGCTACCAAAGGTGAACTATCAAGTCACGGATCAAGGCGGTGCTCCTGTCCCCATGACTCAAGGTCCAGGTAACGGTAATCCGAATATTGACATGACCACGGGGCAACCGATTGCGGCGGCGGCAACGGGCGGAACTACAGGCACTACCGGAACGACTGCTCCGCCTCAAATAAACTCTGCTGCGAATCCCTATCCTAACTCGACTATTGCCCAGGACTTTGCAAGTTATTTCAGTACAGCTCAACCGGGTTCGGTAATCGCTTTCGGAAACGGGACACTTACGATGGGGGCAAACGGTCAGGCAACCTATACTAACCCTACCACGGGCGAAACGTATAGTTTCGCTGCCAACACCCCTTTGAGTACCATATACGCAAGTTCGCCGGGAATCAAGGCCGCGTTTGATAATGTTTACGGTCCCAAGACGTCAGGCGGCCCGACATACGACGCATACGGGAATGTTGTTAATACTGGCGGAACAACGGGTACGACCGCGACATCAGGTACGACTCCGGCAACAGGAGCGGGAACCACTCCAACGGCGACTGCGGCGACTACGGGTGCGGATGATTTCTTTAATCTTCCCCTTGACATCATGCCGACTTCATACTCCGGTTTGCCACAGACCTATCAGGATCAGTTGCTGGCATCGCTTATGCCTCAATTAAACTCTGCCGTTACCAACATGCCGGGGAACATTGACAAGTACACCAACGAAGCCCTTGGTAGTTACCAACAGATGATGCAGAATGCCCTGAGACAGAACATTCCCGAAGCGTTGAGGGGTCTCGCAAACAGAGGGATTCTCAATTCTACAGAAGGGCAGAATGTTCTCGGAAATGTCATGTCCACTGCGGCGACAGACGCTTCCACTAAGGGATATACGACGGCGATGCAGGCGGCACTGTTAAAAGCCAATATGCCGACCATTCTGGCTCAAATTGCCGACCTTGGTAAATCAAGTACTTCACAAGATCCAACGCAAATGTACAAAACTATGGCCGATCTTATAAAAGCTATGATGTAGGTATATGAAAACATACGAAAATACCGGAATCTACAAAATTGAAAATTTGGTCAATGGAAAGATTTATATTGGCAGTTCTGTAGATATTAAAAACAGGTGGAGACAACACCTTGGATATTTTTCAAGGGGCAAACATGGGAATGTGTATCTGCAAAGGGCATGGGATAAATACGGTTCTGAAAATTTCAAGTTTGACATAATCGAGAAATGCGATACCGGGATACTTGCGGAAAGAGAACAATACTATATAGATTTATTTGATGCCTGTAAGTTCGGGTATAATCTTTCGCCGACAGCAGGAAGTAATTTAGGGATGATTCACTCGGAAGAATTCAGGAAGAAGATTTCTTTGGCGCAAATGGGTAAAAAACGTGGACCTCATTCCGAAGAACACAAAAGGAAAATATCCCTATCGGAAACCGGAAAAAAGAAAAGACCGCATACCGAAGAAGAAAAAAAGAAGTTATCATTATTAATGAAAGGCAGACCATGTCCCGCAAACAGGAAACCATCTCCTTTCAAAGGAAAACCCGGAAGAAAACATACAGAAGAAGAAAAGTTAAAAATTAGTCAAAATCAAGTAACGCAAAGGAAATTACGGTTGATTACTAAAACCGAACCAATGATGGCTGACCTCATCGCTAAGATGATGTAAGGAGGACATGATGGCAATAACTAAACCACAACTTGACAGATTGAATTCGATGACAGCAGGAGAACGAAATCTTGTCAAAAATATGAACCCCGGACTATACGCAGCAGCAGAAAAATATCTCGGACCGGCTCCTACGGTCAGTCTGGAATACGGGGTGAGACAAGCGGGAAGAGTGGGTGAACCCATCCCCTATGAAGAGCCGACAAAACTGACATCTATGACGGATATGGCGTTGTTTGATCCAAATATCGTTGCAATCCGGCCAGCAGGGAGAGGCAACGGAAGTGAATCACAAATTTATTACAAGGATGGTACATCGAAGTTTATTTCAAAAGAACAGGGCGGTGGTTTTCTGTATTATTTAAGTCCTGATTTAGTGAGAGCTGAACAGGGCGGAAGTGACACCGATACATTTTACTTTGCGGATGGTACGACAGCAGAAGCACTAAATCCAAGTTCGCAACATAGTGGAAACTTTTTCGATGACCAAAATTGGTGTCCCTATTTGATAGGAGGAGCTTACGCAGCTGTCGCTGCATACGTCGCAGTTCCATACGTGTTAGGGGCGGCGGCAGGTGCCGCTGAAGGAGGTCTTGACGCTGCAATGGCGGCAAGCGCAGCATCTTCAGCGGGAGAATTGGGTGCTATGGGGGGTGCCGGAGCTGGAGCAGCTGGTGCCGGTACTGCTGGTTTAACAACGGGATTAAGTGAGACTGCCGGAATGACCGCAGCAGAAATCGCGGCTGAGGGTGCGCCATACGGTTATGGTGCGGCGCAGGCTGTTACGCAGGCGGCAGCACAATCCGGCGTTACTTTAACCGCAGAACAGGCGGCGGCGGCAACTACACAGGTGGCAACAGGGGCGGCTGGCGCTGGCGCGGGCGGTGCGGGAGCGGCGGGTGCATGGACTGCCGGACAGTATCTACAAGCAGCTAACCTCGCAATCACCGCCGTAACTACCGGGGCGGCAATGCTCGGCGGCGGAGATAAGACTGCAACGGCAACGACGACAACGACCCCTACGGGACCGGGTTCAAATCCGATGCCGGGCGGAGGGGGGGGGACAGCGGGGGCTGCTACATTTGAGGATTACATAAACGACTTCTATGGACTCGCGGGCGACAAGAGCGTTAAAACGAGGACTTCAGAGGATCAAGTCGCATTGGAAGGGTATCAGAAGGCACTCTTAGACTCACTTACTGGACTTGACACTAAACATCTTGCAGACACAAGGGCCGCTGTATTGCCTTATCAGAACCAACTGACCGATATTGGCAATCAATTAGCCGGTAACACCGGACTGGGGAAACAGGTTGCTTTTGGGTTCGGCGGGAAGCAAATGGCAAGTTTTGTTCCCAAAACCAACCGAGACCTTGCAAATCAACTTCTTGGAATTGGCCGGGAAGGGTCGCAAATCAACACCGGACTGGTGGACATGGGGTATAAATCAGGAACGGATTTGGCAACGAGACAGTTCGGATTTAACTCTGAAAATCTTCCGAATAAAGCGGCGGATACATATTCTGCCAAGTTGGAAGCGTTGATGAAATATCTCAATCCGAATAGTGGATCGACCTCGACAACTACCGGGACGGTTCCCGGCGTTCCGTGGTACACCACGCTTTTGCAGGGACTTAATACAGGCGTGAATCTGTGGTCTGCTATCGAGAACCCGCGCACGAACACGAGCACCAGCACAAAGTAGGAGGCTAACATGCCCGACATTAGTTATCAGCAACGATTACTTGCGGCGATGCAAGACCCGAATTCCGAAAGTTCTCCTATGGGCGCATTGCGGGCGCTTGGCGGTTCAATCGGAAACGCATGGCAGGGGTATCAGGGAAGGACCGACGAACAGGATGCGACAAAGTTCTTTATAGATAATCCCGCTACCCCGGAGACTATTCAACAATTCGGCGCAGCCCACCCGCAGATGCCGATGGTGGATGTTTATAGAATTGCCGGGTTGATTAAAACCCAAAAGAAGGCGCAACAGGCAAAAGATATGTTCAAGGCCCTCGATAGTGCTGTTGCAAACGGGGTGGAACTTGACGAAAAGAAACTTGCGGAAATTCATGCACAGTACCCGGACGTTCCTCAAACAGATGTAATGCAGTTAATGGAACTCAAACAAAAGGTTGGTCACGGGTTTGATGAAGCGAAGAAACTCAGAGACGAGAATACTCGTCAAGTGGGGTTGAGTAAGGAACTCGATAAAATGACTTCTCCTTATCAGGTTGTGGAAGGGGTTGAATCGCAACCCGTTACTGACCCTAATGCCACGATGGGCGGAGAAACAAGTTATCCAGCACTTAAAATGAAAACCGTCACGCCGAAAGTAACGGCGGCGGAACTATACCGGGCGGTTATACCTTATTTAGACGCTAAAGATGCCGCGACATTGGTTGGTAAAATGGCGGAAACTGAAAGAAAAGATCAAGGTCTTACTATAAAGGATGTCTTTGAACATGGGTATAAATATACTCCCGAATCCTTAAAGGTATTTAGTAAGTCGTTTGATGTAGGCGATTTGGTGCCGATAGAAAAAGTAACGACCCCGCAAATCCGTTCCGTTGATCGTGGGGATGTGGTTGACATTTACGAAAATGGCGTGAAGGTTAGGACGGAAAAGAAGGGTATGACGCCAAATCAGGCGGCGAAACCCGAGGAAGGTCCGACCTCTGCCGACCTGAAACGGTTGGGTGAGATGATAACGGCGGCAACCAATAGTGGAAAAGAAGACCCGAGCGCAAACGACAAAGCACTTATTACAAAGGCCGCGAATATGGCCGGATATGACTTTGTAAATACCAAAGGTTCGACTCCGGGTGTTCTGTGGGGCACTAATCCGACAAGTACGTGGGATTTGGTTCCGAAAGTGGCGACGACGATTTCCAAGACGGGTGGGAACGGCAAGAAACAAATCGGAACCAAGGGTGGAAAGCCGGTTTATGACCTTGGCAACGGGCAATGGCAGGTAGGGGATTAGGGTGGAAATAGTTCAGGCGGATTCCATAGAACTTGATAAGGGGTCAAACATCTTCGCTGCTGGTTCGTTTGAACTGGACGCGCCGAAGTCGAACCTTGCGCCGTTTGATATTGCCCTGTCTGAGGGGGAGAATCCTACGGAAACTGCCAAGAAGATTGTTGTTGGTGGCGGCAATATAGTCCCTGCCGGATCGTTGAAACTGGATGAAGGAAACTCTATTGTCGATCAAACCGCAGGTTACGCGCATACCACGAGAGCCATTGCCGAAACTGGCGCGGGACTGGCGACCGGATTCATTGCATTCCCCGTTTCGCAACTACGTGGATTATGGGAATACGCGATAACATTAGGTGATAAAAAAGCCGCTGCCGCCGCAGAAGAAGCATGGGCCAAAGCAATTCAGTTTGAACCGACCACAAAAGAAGCTCAAGGTGTAATGCAGACGGTCAGTATGGCTATTGGACCAATATTCAATACCCTAAAGCAGATGGGGGAATCTTCTCCTGCTGGATATCCGGGTGGCGTTGCTGCTCAATTAGGGGGAGCGGTTTTACTCGGAAAGGCCGGAAGGGTCATCAAGGGTGAGATAAAAGGGGGCATTGCCGACGTAAAGGAATCCCTACGCAGTACGGAAGAGGCGTTGAAGTTTGGAGAGGAACCTATTCCCCGCGCGTTGCCTCCGGCGGAGATCCCCATTGAGAGAGGAAAGATTGTCGCCCTTGAGTCCATTAAACTGGACGAGGTTACACCAAAAACACTTGTAGCCGAGACTTTACCGTCCCCCTCCCCCCTGCCGGAAGTGGGGGCAAAGGGTGAACCATATTGGCCGAAGTCCGATGAGGCAAGATTCGCTTTTGATGAAATGAAAAGTCAACTTGAAGCAGGCGCGCCAAGAGGCGTCAACGAAATTGAAGGCGAAACTTTTGCGTTTGGTTCGTCTTATCCGCAGTGGTTTAGAGATATTTCTAAAAAGCATGATATGAAGGCAAAAGATACCATTTCATTTATCAATAAATATCTGTTAGGAACGGAACCTGTTCCCCGTACATTCAAGGGGCAACTTACCGATAGACAAGGGGCAATATATGATGATATAATTAAGGCCGCAAAAAAGGAGGCAGAACCTTATGGCAGAATCCAAGAAGACATTGACGCCCTCGCAGGAGCGGATAAAGAAAGTGTTAAAAATGCGTTTCTTGAAGAAATTGAAGCAGAAGAGGGACTTACAGAATCAGAACTCGTCTTCGCCGCACGAGACGCAGAAGAGTTCTTAACTCCAAAGAAACCACTCTTCACGAATAAAACCGGTGAAGGTAGAGTAACCAAGGCCGCAAACGACATCAATAAGGCGATGGTCGAAAAGGGTTTTGAAGAATTATCCCAAGATCAACTTGCGATGTATGACCCGATTACAAAAGCGGCGACAACCCAAAAAATTGCAGACATGATGTCTGATACGCAGAAGTCAAAGGATATGGCGGCAGGAAGGGAATCCTTTCCTTCGGGGACCAATGGAGCAGAAAAACAGGTCTTGTTTAACGCAGTAAAGAAAAAGGCATTCGCAGAGGGCGACGTTGATACAATGATGAATTTGGCACGGTCGCCGATGGCTACAGAGAGAAGTGTTGCGGCTCAGACCCTGGGAGCATCGGGATGGGATAATAGTCTTGAAGACCCCGTTAAGGTCATGCAGGATGTGTCTAAGGCGCGGACGGAACAAATAGCCAAAATAACCGGAAAGAAACCTTCTACGGCGGAAGAAGTGGCAAAACTAAGCCAACATGTGACAGATTTAGAGGCGGCACTTGCAGAGCGAAGGGCTATCACAACCGTCGAGAAGATAAAAAACGAGGTTGCAAAGGAACAACGCCAGACTAAACGGACATACGCGAAACAGGAACTTTCAACCGAATTTGATGGATTGATAAAGGAACTCAATTCTGTCCTCGGCGGTCAATTAAGTATGGGCGTTGACCCGACGGCTGCGTTAATTCTCGGCAAGATGGCAAAGAACAGAGTCCAGTCGGGTATTATTACAGTCGAAGGGTTAGTGGATTCCATCTATACCGCCGTGAAGAACGCCGGTCTTGATCTGAGCAAACGCGACATCATGGATGCGATTTCGGGATATGGAAAATATAAGCAACTTTCAAAAGATGAGATATTGGTGCAGTTACGCGACCTCAAA